TTCGTACACCCCTATCTAATGACTGGATTGTCGTTAGAAGTTATGATGAATTTGTTAATAAAGTAACCGAGATTGGACTTGGTGAAATTGAAACTATTTCATTTGACCACGATTTGGGTGACACAGCCATGAATGAGTATTTCACAAATGTTTCCCCAAATTACAAATTGGATTATAATAATATAACCGAAAAAACAGGTTATGATTGTACCAAATGGATTGTTGATTATTTTTATGAAATGAATCCTGATAGGATTGAGATGAGTCGTTCAAAAAAAGGAAATACCAAAATTAAATTTCCTTTGGTTGTAGTTCACTCGGCAAATCCAATCGGTTCGGCAAATATTATGGGATACGTTAATAATTTTTTAATGAATGAAAATCAACCTCAAACTTGTGTTAGGGTTAATATTGACCATACGGTTTAATTAAACATTCGTATATGCATAAAAAAGTATGACATCAAGTAATACTTTTTTTTTGTTTTTGATATTTATCTTAATATAATAACTGACTTAACAAAAACTGATGATGGAGCAACACTTGGTTACAATTCTCGTTACATTGTTAACGGTATTAACATCAAACGCGGCGTGGAGATTTTACGAAAAACGGATGTTGTTGAAACAAAGACAAGAAGAGAATCAACACAAAGATGGAGAACTTTATAGAGATGATTTAAGAGAAAGAATTGTTAAATTAGAAACATTACTCGATGAATCGTCCAAGGAAAAAGATAAGATGAGAGAAAACATCATCCTATTAACAACTTCACTTTCAAGATTAGAAGTTGAGGTTGATTTTTTAAGAAAAGAAAATGAAAAGTTGAGAGCAGAAAATCAACTTTTAAGAACTAGACCTTAATTTTTTTAAGATTTTGCTTGTTTGGTGAGTATTTATTCCTATATTTGTATAGGATTTGACACCTACAGGTGATGAAAGATACTCGGAAAGTTAAATCTAAAAAAAAATACAAATAAATTTGGTAGATTGAAAAAGTCACCATATATTTGTAAAGGATTTGAGACGGACAACGATTAAGATACAAGTCTCGAATCTTAAAAAAAGTTTAAGAAAAATTTGACAGATTGAAAATTTTGACTTAAATTTGTAAAACAATTCGGAAATAACCGAAAAGTTCTTTGAAAGATTTTTGGGCCGTGTATGGTCCTTTAAAATAAACTACGAAAGTAGGATAAAGTGGTCTCCCCCGTGTTAAGGAGATTGCGGCTTCAGAAATGGAGCTCGAGTACACAAGTGGGGTATCACAAGACCTTTAGTACCGAGGGTAACACTGTAGGGAAAGTGGAATTGTGACTTGGGAATGTGGATTCTCAAGTTGAGTTCGGAAGAACAATAAGAATAACCCATAGGAATCAAGTAAGAAATGTGGCTTCCAACTACAATATTGCGGATTCCAATACCGAAGGGGACTTAAAACCGAAAGGTAAGGTAGAGAACGAGTGGTGTCGCTACTACCCCTAAAGATGGCCTACCAAGGTCTCTTTATGAAGTAATCTGAAAGTATGGAGATAGGGATATCTCACGGAGTAGTTTAGTATTTCGTCACCCAAAAGGAGATGGAGCTTACGGTGGACCACTACTCTGACACATCCACGACACAATCTTAAATTATGAACAATAATTCAAGGAAAAGTGTCCATCAGGTTTAGGTGAAAGGTCACTACATAGTCACGGGTAGTCCGTGGCACAGAAAGACCCCAAGTCTAACTGTAGTTTTACGAAAGACCTTTAATCCCGCAAGGATGAACTGGGGTGGCAACCTCGGAAAGAGTCAAGTAATAAGAGAGTAACTTAAACCTCAAGGAGTGGTAAACCTAAAATACCGTGACTGAGAAATACTTCTCAAAATGAAGTGGATACGAAGGGAAACAATAATCCTTCAAAAGGTTCTCAATCAAAGCTATAATCTCAGGCTTCGTTTAACTTTTACATCGCAGTGTGGAGAAGAGGCCATCTCGTGACTCTCATAAGGTCAAAATCACAGGTTCGAATCCTGTCACTGCAACTATAGAAGTAGGTTTCACCTGTTGCAGGCAACATAAAGTAAGAATCACAACTTAACTGGTCGTAACCTTCCGTAGTGGTTAATGTGGACACTATGGACTATTAAAAATAAACCCCTCTATGAGGGGTTTTTTATTTTTCATAATATTTATATAAAAATATTATTAGGAAAAAAGAATTTATTAATGAAATAAATCATTATAGAAATTTGATGGGTTTAGAACCATTAAATGAAACAAGTAGTGATAAAAAAATATTATCTGAAGATTTTTCTTATATCGCGAATGCAGGAAAAGGAAGAATAACATCTCGTTTTGGTTATAGAATTCACCCCATTTCAAAACGTAAAAAATTTCATCATGGTTTAGATATAGCACACCCAACCGGAACGGAAGTTTTAGCTATGGCCGATGGAGTTGTAATTCAAAGTGAAATGGCGGATAATAAATGTGGAGGAACTATTGCGGTTGACCACGGTGATATTAACGGAAAAAAAATTAAAACAAGATTTTGTCATAATAGTAAATTACTAAAAAAAATAGGTGATAATGTTAAAAAAGGTGATGTTATTGCAATTTCAGGAGGGGGTAAAGGAGACCCTGGTAGAGGAGGGTCAACAGGACCTCATATTCATTTTGAGGTATATGAGAATGGAAAAACAGTTGACCCAAGACCTTACTATGACGGTACAGTAAAAGTAACAACCCAAAATTTGGACACAACAAAAACAAATAAAAAAGTATCAAATGAACCCAGTAAAGTAACATCATCTGAAATTATACCGATGAAACCATTAAGTTATTATATGAGAGAGGCACAAAAGTTACTGAACATGCCTGAAGAAGAACAAGATGGAAAATTTGGAAAGGATAGTTTGAAAGCTTTGAAAGACTTAATATCTAGAAATAGTTAAAAACATTATAATGAAAAAAGAATTTATTAATGAAATAAATCATTATAGAAATTTGATGGGATTACAACCATTAAATGAGACAAATATTGGTAAAAAAAATTTAGTGACAGAGGATTCAGAACCAATGAAACCATTAAGTTATTATATGAGAGAGGCGCAAAAGTTACTGAATATGCCTGAAGAAGAACAAGACGGGAAATTTGGAAAGGATAGTTTACAGGCTTTAATTAGTGCCTCCAAAAATATATCTGTTAAACCCGAGGTAGTAAAACCTAGTGTCGAGGACACTCCAGTGACTATACCATCTAACCCAGAACCAAAAAAACAAGAAAAAAATACTGAAACTAAAAATACTCAGACACCTGTAAGTAAACAAAGTTCTAGTGAAATTGATAAATTACCTAAAAGTATTCAAAATTCAATAACACAACTTAAAAATCTTTATGGTATAGTAATAACTGATGAACATATCAAACGTGAATTTGAACAAGAAGGTAACTATAGAGAGGATTCTGGAGGTGTTAATAGTGAAGCCAATTCACAGATAAATAAATTAGTTAATGATGCTAAAAACAAATTTCCTAAGTTAGCAAATACTAAAGGAATTATCTCAGGTTATAGAAGTTATTCCGACCAAGTTAAGAATTTTGGAAATAAAGCCCAAAAAAGAGGTATTGATAATACACAAAGAGCAAATACAGTTCCTGGATTTTCCCAACACCATACCGGAAAGGCTTTCGATATTTTTAGTGTTGAGACATCTTGGTGGAATCAAAATTCGGATGTTAAAGATTGGGTAGCAACAAATGCTTCTAAATATGGTTTTGATGTTACCTACAAGAAACAAGGCCCTTTGAGAATTGCAGAACCATGGCATTTATATTATGTGGGTTAATTCATTAGTTTGACATTTTATACTCATATAATATAATTTACTCAAAAATTTACAAAAAAATAATTAATATTCCGAGTTTCTAAGTTATTTATGAGTATAACCCACTCACTTATGAAAAAGGAAAAAAAGGTTCTCTTTATCCTCAAAAAAAGACAAACATCTCATACAGGATACGCCTCAGTATCGTCAGGTTTGCTTAATTCAGCTCGTTTTGTTTCGGATATGTTGAACAAAAACGGGATTGAATCTCACTTAGTTGAGGTAACTGACAATAATTGTATAGACAGAGAGGTAACCAAGTTTAAACCGACCCACGTCATTATTGAGGCTCTATGGGTTGTACCTCAGAAGTTCGAAGTACTAACAAAGTTACACCCAAAAGTACAGTGGATTATTAGACTACATAGTGATATTTCATTTTTGGCAAATGAAGGAATTGCCATTGAGTGGATTTATGAATATTTGAAATATGATAATGTTAAGATATCTGCAAATGACTGGGAAACTAATTTTAACTTTGAGTTATTAACAAATAAACAATTTGTTTATTTACCAAACTATTACCCTGTTGGGTTTTTTAACAGAAACAAACCAAAACCTGACACTAGAAAAGTAATCAATGTTGGTTGTTTTGGGGCGGTTAGACCACTAAAAAATCAGTTAATTCAAGCGGTTGCAGCTATTGATTACGCCGACACATACGGTAAAAAATTAAAGTTCCATATCAATACCCAAAGAATTGAAGGTAGAGGTGAACCTGTATTAAAGAATTTACGTGAGTTATTCAAAAACAATCCTAAACACGAACTTGTTGAGCACGGGTGGTTATCTCACGATGACTTTATTGATTTGGTACAGAGTATGGATATCGGACTTCAAGTGTCTTTTAGTGAGACTTTTAATATTGTATCGGCGGACTTTGTTAATAATAACATCCCTGTTGTTACATCAGAAGAAGTGGAATGGGTTAACCCAATCTATTTTGCTAATCCGTCAAAAGTTGCAAGTATAGTTTCAAAAATGAGAAGAGCGATATTAGCATCAAGATTCAAACTTAATTTCTTAAACAAATTAAGCCTTTGGTATTATTCTTTTAAATCTGAAAGAGTTTGGACAAACTATTTTTATTAAAAAAGAAAACCCCTCCGAAGAGGGGTTTTTTGTTTACGGTGGAGGTATGGGGAGTCGAACCCCTTCCTACTCATCTTAACTACTAAGCCCTACATGTTTAGGTCAACATCGATTCTCAATGTTCCGAAATATTGGTTTTTGAGCTCTTAAAACCACAAACGAGTTGTGTTTCTTTTAGGGTAGAAACCACACCGCAACTACGACTTCTGTTCCAAGGTTGTGTGTCTGCCGACCCGTTTTGTAGGCTAATCCTAGACTAGGCTACTGAAATATTCTCTTCAGTACGGATAAGACCAACTGCAGAGAGTTTGTTGATAACGTTGTCGTTTATCATGTGAACCAGTTTTACAAGGTTAGTTCAGCCTCGACATGCTCCGAATAATTAACTATGCTAGTCAATTCCAAGTTACCCCCATATTTCAAATAACGTGATACAAAGATATAGATAACTATTTCGTTTTCCAAGTATTTATAAAAAAAGTTTTTGATGGAATTATATCAGGCTCTTATACAATTTAGTGATTCTAATCTTGGACCATTCTTTGTTCGTGAGGCGGACGATGATAGAATTATAAAGGTTATAAGAGTAAATGAAAAAAATAGAGGTAAGTCTTTAGTTGAATTAAGATTCACTGAGGAAGAATATATGAATATATTCGTAGATGACGAAAACGAATATAATAACAATGCTTCGGTAATTGCTGCTTGTGAAAGTAGATATTCAGGTAACTTATTTGTTGATACGTATTGGGGTGATGATGAGATGAGAGGTGGCTATCCACTTCATTATTTTAATGAAGAAAATTTAACTTTATTTAGAAAAATTTTAAAATTGGTTAATCCTCCACTTGCTTATTTTGAAATTGGTAATAATGAAGATGTTGGTGAATTTTTCTATCAGAATTTTAGTAATGAGGCTAGTGAAATTGGTGCTTATTATGCTGACTATTATGACGAAACGTTAAAGGCGGGTTGTTTAGAATATGTTAATAAAAAATTATGTGGTAAATTTGATAATTTTGGAATTATTGAAAAAGAGTGTAAAGAAGTATACCTTACAACTGTTAGTAGTTTAATTTATTTTTGGGACAAAACAAAAACTCCTCACGATGCAAGTTTGATAGATATGTTTAAAAATTTCGTTGAACAAAATAATTTAGAGTTTGACGAAGATTTATATGAGGATTATCATGCGTATTGGGACAATGAAAATTGGAATGATGCTGGGTTTAATAGAGAGGTTAACAGAATTTTGGATAGGTTACATGATAGGTTAGTTGAGAATACAGACCCTGAAGAACTTGAAAAAATGCAAAAATTTTACAAGTTATTGGACAAACTTAACTACGGAGCCGGTCAATGGTATAATTTTCCAGTACAAAAAACTTTCGGAAAGAAAAACGAAAATAAAATATTCAGAATTGAAGGGTTTGAAGATGGAAAAATTAAAATCTTACATAAACCTGACAAAAACAATTACTACGGTGTTGAAAAAATGTACGTAGAGGTTGATGATTTTTATAATTTTTTATACCATCCTGAATTATTTTAAATAAATTTTATTTATTCACAAACTTGACCTATCTTTGTCAATATGCAAAGAGACCTAAATTTACTTAAATCAGTTTTGTCGGTACCAACAAAAACTTATCAAGAAGATTTGATGATTGAGTTTTTGATTGATTGGCTTACAAAAAATAATATTGAATATTCGGTTGATGAACATTGGAATGTTTATGCAACAAAGGGTGAACCAACTAATGATAATTTTTATTACCCTTGTGTGGTTGCTCACACCGATACCGTACATGATATCGATGTTATTAACATTAGAGAAGAAGAACTTGAAAACTATCAAGGTGAAATAAAACCATCCCTGAAAGCTTATAACGATTTTGGTAGACCAACCGGCATTGGTGGTGATAACAAATGTGGTGTTTTTGCTTGTTTGGAATTATTAAAAGAACTTGACCATTTAAAGGCCGTATTTTTTGTTTCAGAAGAAACAGGATGCCATGGTTCAAGAAAGGCTGACCCTAATTTCTTTTCTGATGTTGGATATGCGATTCAGTTCGACGCACCATTTAATTGGATGGTAACTGAGTTTTGTATGGGTGTTAAATTATTTGAAAAGTCTGACGAGTTTTTCAAAAAATGTGATAATATTTTGAGTGAGTCGTTTAAAGGTAAACAAAAATATGGTTCTCACCCCTATACCGACGTTTACGCACTAAAGAATAAGTTTGATTTCTCTTGTATAAACATTTCAATTGGATATTACAATTATCACACTGAAGAAGAATATGTTGTAATTGAGGATACTTTCAATGGTGTCGACACGGGTAAAAAAATGATTGAATCGTTAGGTAATAAAAAATATTATTTGACCCCTCGTAAGGATTCTCAGTTTTTACTTTTCTAAGATATTTATAAAAAAAAAATATCATGGGAAAAGTTATAAGATTGTCAGAATCCGATTTAGAAAAAATAGTACAAAAAGTAATTGAGGAACAAGAAACCCAAGAAGGTTTAGGTGATATATACCAAGGTTTGAAGGGTTTTTGGAGAGGAGAAGGTTATGACTATTTTAAATATTTAAGTTCTTTAAGAGGTATTACTCGTAAATTAAAAAAATTAGATGAACCTAATGTTAGAGTCATGGGTGATTTATATCAACTCAGGACTAAAGTGGATACATCTAAAATGCCAACGGATAAAAAAAGTAATTTACTTAATACTATCGACGCCGCTATGGACCACTTTAAATCGTATTCAACTTTAATTAATAAAATTGAGCAGTTATCAACACAAAAATTAGCATAAAAAAAGGGGATTTATTCCCCTTTTTTCTTTCTTGGTTTTTTAACCGTAATAGGTTTATTTTCAATAATCTTTATTTCTTTATTGTCTACGGATAGTCGATATTCTCCATTTTCGATGATATTACCCTTTAGAACTTCTTCAGAAATATAGTCTTCAATTTTATCTTGAATGGCTCTCTTAAGAGGTCTGGCACCGAACTGCTCGTCAAAACCAACCTCTGATATTAGTTCAACAACATTCTCTTCGTAAGAAATATTGTATTTTAAATTTACTAAACGCTTACAAAGTTTATCAAGTTCAAGTTTAACAATTTGTTGTATGTCTTCTTTTTTCAAATTGTTAAATACAATAACCTCATCAATACGATTTAAAAATTCAGGAGCAAAAAACTTTTGAAGTTCTTTTTTAAGAACATCTCTTTTATATTCCTCCTCAATATAAGAGTTAACACTTTTAAATCCAATTCCGGCGCCGAATTCTTGTAATTTTTTGGCCCCAATATTAGAGGTCATAATAATGACACAATTTTTAAAGTTGATTTTTCTTCCCAATCCATCGGTTACGTGACCATCATCCAACACCTGAAGTAGAGTTGAGAAAATATCCTTATTGGCCTTTTCAATTTCATCAAATAAAATAACCGAATATGGTTTATTTTTAACTTGTTCTGTCAACTGTCCTCCTTCATCATATCCAACATAACCGGGAGGAGCACCAATCAAACGAGATATTGTATGTTTTTCTTGAAATTCTGACATATCAATTCTAATTAGATTATCCTCACTTCCAAATATTTGTTTTGCAAGTTCTTTTGCTAACAATGTTTTTCCAATACCTGTGGAACCTAAGAATATAAATGAACCAATTGGTTTGTTTGGGTCCTTAATACCTAATCTATTTCTTCTAATTGATTTGGCGATTTTAGATACTGCGGAATCCTGACCAATAACCTTTCCTGAAAGTTCCTCCTCTAATGATGCCAATTTTTTGGTTTCATCTGAATTTAATTTAGAGATAGGTATTTTGGTCATATTTGATACCGTTTCATAAACTAAATCAGTGGTTATTTCCTTTTTTTGTAATATCAAATCCTCATCAAATTTCTTTTTCTCATCCTCAAGTTTACCCAAAATTTTCTTTTCCTTATCCCTAAGGTTTGCGGCTTCTTCATAGTTTTGTTTCTTAACAACTTCTATTTTTTGTTGTTTTATTTCGGCTGCTTGTTGTTTTAGTTGGTCAATTACTTCAGGTACTTTAATCTCAACTTGACTTCTGGCCCCAACTTCGTCGATAATATCGAAAGCCTTATCAGGGAATTCTCTATCTGTAATATATCGCTCGGCCAAATCAACGCATAGGGTTAAAATTTCGTCAGAATATTTAACTTTGTGATAATTTTCATACTTATCCTTAATATTTTTTAAAATAAGAAATGTTTCGTGTTTTGTTGCGGAATCAACAATAACTTTTTGGAATCTCCTTTCTAATGCCCCATCTTTCTCAAAATTCTTTCTATATTCATCCAACGTTGTAGCTCCGACGCATTGAATTTCCCCACGGGCAAGTGCTGGTTTGAATATGTTGGAAGCGTCTAATGAACCAGATGAATTTCCTGCTCCAACTATAGTATGAATTTCATCAATGAATACGATGATATTTGGTGAAGATTGTAGTTCTTCGATGATAACCTTCATTCTTTCTTCAAACTGACCGCGATACTTAGTTCCTGCAACAATCGATGTCATATCTAAAGATACAATTCTTTTGTCCATAAGATTTCTTGGACAATCACCATTGAAAATTTTAATGGCTAGCCCCTCAACAATGGCGGTTTTACCACAACCTGGTTCACCAATGATGATTGGATTATTCTTTTTTCTCCTTGCTAAAATCTGAGCGATTCTTGTTATCTCTCTTTCTCTACCAATAACAGGGTCTAGTTTACCTTCCTCGGCTAGTTTTATCAAATCTCTACTGAAATTATCAAGGACTGGAGTTGACGAATCTCCTTTTGATTTGCTTTTGCTCTTTCCGTCATTATCCATTGGTTCGGTCATAACTATTTTTTTTTTAATAATAACAATTATTTTTTAAAAAAAAAGTTATGGGAATAATCAAAGAAGAAATTATCGGAACAAAAATTATTAATGAAATTCAGTCAAGTAATCTTAAAAAAACTGAATATGATACTGAAACCAAAAAAATGTTGGTTGAATTTAATAGCGGGGCTAAATATGAATACATTGAGGTCCCCCATCAAGTTTATACCCAATTTAGACTTTCGGAATCCCAAGGAAAATTCTTTAATTCAAAAATTTCTAAAACATATAAATATAGAAAAATTTAACAATTAAGACTACTCAAATATTTATTTCTGATGAGTAGTTTAAAAGATATTCTTTCAAGTTTCCATTTACAAGATGAACTGAATCCAAAAATTTGGTCCAAAGATGGTCAAAAAATGAATCCAAAAGTCCGTGAAAGGTTGTTGGAGATAACCAATAATTTCATGGAATTTTTGGGGGTAGATGTCATTGTTACAGATGTGATAATGACCGGCTCATTAGCCAACTACAACTGGTCTAAATTTTCAGACATAGATTTACACGTAGTTGCAAATTTTTCTCAATTTTCTAAAGAACAATTACCACTATATGAAGAATTGTTCAAACTGAAAAAAACTTTATATAATGAAAAACACAATATAAAGATTTTTGGTTATGATGTTGAATTATATGTCCAAAATGAAACTGAAATCCATTTTAGTAGTGGTGTTTATTCCGTATTATTTGATGAATGGAGTAACGAACCTAAAAAAGAATCCGTTAAAGTTGATAAAGAACTTATTAAAGTTAAATCACAACAATGGATGGATATTATTGATAGTGTAATTGAAAATGCATCTGACGAACCGATTGAGAACGCAAAAAAATTACTCAAAAAGTACAAAGATAAACTTAAAAAATACCGTACTTGCGGTTTGGAAAAAGATGGTGAATATTCGGATGAAAATTTAGTATTCAAGGTACTAAGAAGAAACGGTTATATTGAAAAACTATATGATTTCGAATCCAATCATGTTGATAAAATGTTATCATTGAAAGAATATGAAAAAAATTATTAAATTGACAGAATTAGATTTGGAGAGAATAGTAAAACGAGTTATCTCCGAACAAAAAAATTACCAACCATCATTTGGTGATTCTATATTAAAATTAGGTAGAATAGATGAAAAAATTAAAATTGCCGATGAGATTGACAACATATTGTCTAAAGGTAAAGTTTTGAAAAAAAATAACATGTATGATAAAGATTCAGAAACATTACAAAAAGCTTTAATTATGCTTGGGTACGAACTTCCTAATTATGGTTCTGATGGTAAATTTGGTGGAGAGACTGAAAGGGCATTGACATCGTTTCAGTCTAAAAATGATTTGGAAGATGACGGAATTGCCGGTGAACTAACTCTTACAAAAATATCTGACGTTTTAAGAAATAAAATGTCATCAAAATCAAAAGAATCAAAACCAAAAGAATCGAAACCAAAAGAATCAAAACCACAAAAATCAAATAATGAATTTAGTTTTACTTCAGATAAAGAATATGCAATCATAAAACCACAAGGTTATACAGGAAACAGAGTACATGTTTTATTTGGTGGGTCACATACCTCAGGGTATTCAAAAAATAGTGCAAGACCTGATGCGATTAAAAAATACGTCAATGTAATGACACCATATGCTAATAATATTATCATAGTAATCACCCATCATATGAATAGTTTGGGTAATGTAAGAGCTTATGTTAAGGAAAAATTTGGTGGTGTGGTAACATCAATCGCTGGATTTTCACAAGGGGGTAAAGAAACATGGGAACACGCAGGTAATAGTTCTCTAAGTTTAGTCGGGTTAATTGACCCATCAACATATGAAACAGGAGTATCGTTTGGTGCTAATACTATTTTATATTGTGACCCAAAAAATTGGGGAACTAGTGGATTTTATGGGCAAACAAGACGTAGATTAGAATGGTATTGTGAACATAAAAATGAATATAGTGGAAAAGTGGTTTGCTTCAATAAAGGAGGAACCCACATGAATTTTGGAATATTAAAATCTTTTTACGACCAGTATGGAGGTAAGATGTAATTTAAATTTTCACAATAACTGTATATTTATATATAAAATTAATTTTTTAAAAAAAACAAAAAATGGGAAAGTTAAAACCAGTTGGTAGTGAAAAATTAGAGGGTATGGATAAAATTAGTCGTATTATGGAAATTGCCAAATACAAAGAACATATCCCACAACCAATAAATGAAGATTCTTCAAATGAATATAAAATAACATTAGCCGATGGATATAACTATGAAATAGTTAAAGAAAAAAATGGTTATGTAATCAAAAAAGGTTTAAATGAATCTTTGGATTACGTGGAACCAATGAAAAATAGGAAATATTATTCATCATATTCGGCAGCATTTAAGAGACTAAACTTAATTGCAAAAGAAGTAAATTTACTTGAGGGATATGATAAAAATATTTCATTATTTAACGAGAGTGAGGATTCTGACAAAAAATATTACTTAAAATTTTCTACAAACGAGCAAGCGGCCCCCGCTCCTGCCCCCGCTCCTGCCCCCGCTCCTGAACCAGCACCGGCACCTGTTGATGCCCCCGCACCTGTAGATGCAGAAGCGATGCCTGCAGATGATATGGGGATGGAGGCTCCTATGGAAGATACTCCTGATGATGAGATGGTTACTTTTAAAACCATTCAAAAACTTACAGGTAAGTTAGCCCAAAAAATTCGTACATTAGCTTCAGACGAAGAAAATCCGATGTCATCTAAAGATATGAAATATGTTATAAATTCAGTTCTTTCGGCATTTGATTTAAATCAATTAGAACCTGAGGATTTAGAAGAAATTATGTCTAAATTTGAACCTGAAGAAGGTATGGAAGATATGGGTATGGAAGATATGGGTATGGAAGATATGGGAAGTGAGATGCCAACGGAAGAACCGGCACCTCCATCACCTGAAGGTGAGATGGCCGAAGATTTTGACTTTTCTGAAGATGGTGATGGTTTGACTATGTCTGATGTTGAGGATATTTTTGCAGAAGGTCAATCAATGGATGATGAGGACTACCCATCACAACCAAGACATAGAAAAATTAAAGATAGACGTATAAAGGATGACCACGCATATAAAATGGAAGAAATGATTGAGGGAATTTTTTCTGAATCTAAAATTGATAAAATTTTAAGAAAATACTTCCAAATCGATGAGGCTGAAAAAAGAGAGGTTCAAAATAAAAAACCAAAAGTAGTTTCGGAAGAAGTTGAACGTAAAAAATTAGTTAAGAGAGTTCAATATGTTTCTGAAAGTGAAACTCAGTATTTGAAATCAAAGAAACTTATTACTCAATACCCTGATGCGAAATTGTTAGGAAAAACTAAAAACAAAAATTTGGTTTTTCAGGTAAACGAATCTAAAATTAAGATTACTCCTAAGGGTGATGTTATATGAGTTATTTGATATTTGTAAATGAATTAGGACCAAATTATAAGGGAGATAACATATACGAGTTTATTTTTTCTGACGATTTGGAAGGTGTGTGGGGAGATTCATGGGAATCAAAACCATCAAACGGATATCCCCTCCCACCTGATTTAGAACATATAAAAAAAGTTGGAGTTTTGAAAAACGACATGATAACAATGTCTGTAGTTCAAAACTCTGATTATTTTTCAATGGTTGATGCGATTGATGGTGTGATAGCTTTGTGTTGGGAAAATGAAACTGATGGGATTGATTTTGAAAGAACCAAACGATTAGTTTTTAGGTTCGGAGAACCAGAAGAAACTGTTAAAAATAAACTATACGAAAGAGATATCGTATTAGAATTTGAAAAAAAATTACAATATGAAAGCGAATAAAAAAATCATGGAGTTACTAAATCACGGGTTTAGTGATTCTCTGCTTTCAAATCTAAATGAAAGACAAGTTGAATCTTTATATCAAAGATTAGAAGAATCTAGGAAAGAAACAACAGAACAGGTTACTAAACAAACGATAGAAGTTCAAAGGATAGGTCCTGAGGGTGGTCAAATTAAGATAGACCCAACAAAAAAAACTTTATCATTATCAAAAGACCCTAACTCCCCAAATACTTTTAAAGTGACTCAAACTGAATCAGAAATGTCTGAAGAATCGGATACTGATTTAGCTTTAGCTGTACAATCACAAGAAGTTAGTGAAAAATTTGAATCAAAAAAACAACAAAAATATTTTTGGTACAAGTGTGGTGAAGGAAAAACCAAAGAACAGAAAAAATGGTGTAAGATGGCAAAAGAATTTTCAGATTCTACAAAAAATTTTAGTAAATTACCAGAAAAGAAAAAAGAAACTAACGAAGATTACACAGATTTGGTTGCTAACGTTTTTCAAAAAAATATGAGTGATAAGATTGGACAAATAACACCTTCTGTTAAATTTGCGGAAAGTAAATTAGAAAAGAAAATTAGTAATTTAGTAGAAAAACATTTACCACCAAAAATGAACAAAAGAGACTTAATGAATATCATAATCGAGGCTGAAAAAGAAGTTGAGACACCGGTTAAACCCGATATTAAACCCGAAAGACCAAGACCTCAGACTCCATATCAACCAAAACATAAACCAGCTCCAAAAGCCGGCGAAAAAGAAGTAGAAACCCCTGTCAAACCTGACGTTAAACCTGAAAGACAAATACCTCAAACTCCATATCAACCAAAACATAAACCAGCTCCAAAAGCCGAGGATATACCACAATGGTTAACTTTCGGTTCTATTGGTATTAATTTGAAATAAAATGAGTTTCAATCCTAATATGAAAAAAGTTATTACAGAAAGGAACAATTTAGAAAAAAAATTGGTTTCTGAAGGTCTAACGACAAAAGAAAAACAAACATTGAAAAAACTTAAATCAAAGTTGAACGAGGCTCCGATTGATTACGAAGGTCCTGAAAGAATGGGTCGTGACATCGAGAGAAAAATAACTAGTAAAGAAACTCCATATTCTGAAAATCCGGCTTTACCTAAGGGTGATAGAGACTTTGTTGAGTTAGTTTCTTCAAAAAGATTCAAAGATTCCGTTGATACTGTAAGACGATATTTGGGTACTACAGCACCTTTACAGGGTGGTAATCCACTCATGCAACTTATGGGTATGGCCATGCAGTCTCTACAACAAGTGATGAGGATTGAATTTCAAAATAAAGAATATCTCGAGAGATTGGCGGTTGATTTGGTTAAAAAAGAAATGGGTATTCCTGACGGAGCGATGCAATTTGATGCAAAATTGGTCCAGGGACCTTTGTCATCCGCTGAAGGTATGAGGAGCGAACCACAAAAACCAAGTAAAGAAGATGTTAAACAAGCTTTTAAACATCAAGAAGAATTGGAAGATTTTGCCGACGAGTTTGAAAAATTTAATTTAGAAAAAGCAAAAAGAAGGTTTATTAATTCATTAATTCAAGGAGCCTCTAAGAAAGGTCACTATATGTTTGAATTGGTTAGAGATGAATTAAGTCGTCTTGACCCTAATTTAGTAAATCTATATGGTGTTAATCAATCACTTATGGACCACCTTTATTGGGTAATGCCTGATATGGAAGGTATGGCGGCAAGTGGTGAAGGTCAGATGGGGCAAACAAGTGTTGACCCTGAAACCGACCCACCAACTGTAAAAGCGAGAGCCGCAACATTCCCACTTCTTATTCACGAATTGATTAAGGGTATTTATGAAATATTTGGTACTCACGGTTTACCGGATGACCCACGTCAAGCCGAAATGGTTATGGGAGCTGAAGATACCCTACCTGCAGAAATATGGGATATGAGATTAGGACCTGTATTTTGGGAAAAATTCACCGAGGCCTATCCAATCGAATTATTCGATGAAGATAAGAAACATATTCAACATTATTTGTTCATGAGATTTTCTAAATTACCGGCAGAAGAATTCTTCAAATTTGCTAAGGCAGTATTAAACGGAGACCCATCAGGAACAAAGGCCATGCAAAGAATGGTTGATGAGATTGTTTCAGATTTAAAGAAACAAGAATATGAACAAGAATCCTCCAAATGGGAGGACGATGATATCGATGATGTTGACCTTTCAAGTTTAGGTCTATAATAAAAACCCCCACTTAGTTGGGGGTTTAATATTTATATACAAATACAGTCTTATGACAAAAGAACAATTAATGTTAGAGTATGTGAAATGTATGAAGGATACTCCATATGCTCTCCGTACTTATTTGCAGACATACGATAACACGGTTTCAAAATACGTCCCGCTGGAATTATTTCCTGACCAAATTTCATTACTTAATGACTATGAGAACTTTAACGAAAATATTGCGTTAAAATATAGACAGGCGGGAGTTTCGACGGTTACGGCCGCTTGGGTATCTAAGAAGTTAGCTTTCGCAAAGAAAAACAAACCTGAAAAAATTCTAATTATCGCCAACAAACTTGATACTTCCCAAGAAATGGCGAATAAAATAAGGGCTTTTATAACACAATGGCCTGATTGGGTTGGAGTTGGATTTTCTGCGGAAAAAGATTCTCAAAAACATTATAAATTAAATAATGGTTGTGAAGTAAAAGCGGTTGCAACATCTAAGGACGCACTTCGTGGATTCACACCAACAATATTAATATTTGACGAGGCGGCGTTTATCGATGCCGATTCTGACTTTTGGGCGGCTTGTATGGCATCCCTATCTACGGGAGGTAAAGTAATTGTTGTTTCAACACCTAACGGATATGACCCAATCTATTATGAAATTTATGACCAAGCATTAAGAAATATGAACGATTTCAAAATTTCTGAAATGTATTGGTTTAGAGACCCAAGATATACTAGAGATTTATATTTGGTTAAAACAAAAGATATTATTCATTACTTGTTGAATAAAGAAGAATATAAACAGGATGATATTATCAGTTGGGAAAGTATTCCGTTTGATGATAGAAACTATGAAGAGCTTAAACTTATTATGGATACGGGGTACAAACCATGTTCAAATTGGTTTGAGGGTATGGTTAAGAAATTAAAATACGACAAACGTAAAGTTTCTCAAGAGTTGGAATGTAACTTTTTGGGCTCTGGTGACAACGTATTTGATTCTAATTTATTACAGAAAGTTAGGGAAAATTATATAAGAGAACCGCAAAATAAAATGATGGGTAATGCTCTTTGGATTTGGAAAGAACCTGTTGTTGGTCACAAATATGTTATGGGTGTAGACGTTAGTAGGGGAGATAGTGAGGACTTTAGTTCATTTCAAATTATAGATTTTGATGAGAGAGAGCAAGTTGCTGAGTACGTGGGTAAATTACCTCCCGATACAATGGCTGAGGTTTGTTATAAGTGGGCCAATATGTATTCTTGTTTTGTTGTTATAGATATCACAGGAGGGATGGGTGTATCAACCGCAAGAAAAATGCAAGAAATGGGATTTAAAAATCTATATGTTGATGGTGTTGATATTGCAAACAAATGGAAATGGGACCCCAAAGCCGCTGAAAAAATACCCGGAATTAATTTTAATAACAAAAGAGTTCAAATTATTGCCTCATTTGAGGAAGTTATGAGACACGACTTTAAAATTTACAGTAATAGATTGTTCAATGAAATGAACACTTTTGTTTACATTAACGGAAGACCTGACCACCAAAAAGGACACCACGATGACTTAATTATGTCCATAGCCATGGCAACATACGTTGCGGAATCATCATTCAGTCAATTAACAAAAGTTACAGAACAAACTAAAGCCATGATTGAATCGTGGTCTGTTAGTAATAATGAAAATGTTACCAATCAATTGGCGTTTAATCCTGTTATCCCTAATTTCAATGAAAGGATGAATCAACATAACCAACAAAACGTGACTAAAGACGATTATATGAAATATGGATGGTTATTCGGAGGTAGATAGTATTTATATTATTGATAAAGTGTTTAAATTAACTTAATGGAAAATAATAAGCAGTTAACGGTATGGCAAAGATTAACAAGAGCGTTTGGACCAAATGCGTTACTTAATCAAGATTACCCAACATATAAGTTTGACAAACAAGAGTTATTAAAAACCACATCTAAGCAAGAGTACGAAAAAGAGTTATTACAAGCTCAACAAACATATTATCTTGCAAACCAGTGGACAAAAATAGAAAGTAATCTTTATACCCAAGCGGTATATTACGAGCCAACAAGATTGGCGTCGTTTTATGATTACGAATCAATGGAATATACACCAGAAATTTCTGCCGCTTTGGACATTTATGGGGAAGAATCAACAACTGTAGACCAAAATGGTTTTATGTTACAGATTTATTCTGAATCAAAAAGAATAAAAGGGATTTTGGCGGATTTGTTTAATAATGTACTTGATGTTAATACCAATTTACCAATGTGGACAAGAAACACATGTAAATATGGTGATAATTTTGTTTATTTAAAATTAGATTCTGATAAAGGAGTTGTTGGATGTATGCAACTTCCAAATATTGAAATTGAACGTTTGGAAAGAGGTATGCCGGCAAAATCTCAGAACGTTGAGGAACCCAAAGAAAACAGAGGTTTAAGATTTAAATGGAAGGCTAAGGACATGGAGTTTAATTCATGGGAAATAGCTCACTTTAGATTAATGGGTGACGATAGAAAACTTCCATATGGAACTTCTATGCTTGAAAAGGCTCGTCGTATTTGGAAACAATTATTGTTATCTGAAGATGCTATGTTGATATACAGAACATCAAGGGCACCTGAAAGAAGAGTGTTTAAAGTGTTTGTTGGTAATATGGACGATAAAGATGTTGAGGCGTATGTACAACGTGTTGCCAACAAATTTAAGAGAAGTCAAGTCGTTGACAGTCAAACGGGTAATGTTGATTTGAGATTTAACCAAATGGCGGTTGACCAGGATTATTTTATTCCAGTTCGTGACCCAGCACAAGCATCTCCAATCGAAACTTTAGCAGGTGCTCAAAATTTATCTGAAATTGCAGATATTGAATATATTCAAAAGAAACTATTAACTGCGCTTCGTGTACCAAAAGCGTTTTTAGGTTTTGAAGAAGTCGTAGGAGAAGGTAAAAACTTATCATTACAGGACATTCGTTTCGCTCGTACTATTAATAGAATTCAAAAGTGTATGATTGCGGAGTTAAATAAGGTTGCTATTATTCACTTATTTCTATTAGGTTTTGAGGATGAGTTAAACAATTTTACTTTAGGATTAACTAATCCATCTACCCAAGCTGACTTACTCAAAATCGATGTTTGGAAAGAAAAAATGTTATTATACAAAGATGCGGTTACCGCTATTGAAGGTATAGCTCCGGTATCGGTTTCTTGGGCTAAGAAACATATTTTAGGTTTCTCTGATGAAGAAATTAAACTTGATTTACAACAACAGCGAATTGAAAAGGCAGTTGGTGCTGAATTAACAAACACTGCAACAATAATTGCTCACACTGGAGTATTTGATAATGTTGATAAATTATACGGTGGTCCTGGTTCAGGAGCGACCGCTTCATCAGCCGCAACTCCTCCTCCACCTCCTGGTGGTGAGGCCGGAGGAGCTGAATTACCCCCACCACCGGCACCTGTGGAAGGAGGAGTGACACCGGAATCATTTAATAGGGATAATTTAAATATTCTATTAGAAAGTGATTCCCTTATTGACGAAGAATCTTATATAGATTTATCCAAGGCTAGAAATTCATTGGGTCAAATGGAATCTCAGTTAGAAAAACTTCTAAGAGATTGATATTTATAATAAAAAAAGAAAATGATTAAGTTCGGAAATATTAAATCAAAGATTGAAGAAAAGTTACTTGAATCTTATTCTAATAATACTTTTAAATCTGAAATGAAGAATTTTAAATCTTTAGTTTTAGGTAATAAAAATATTAGTAAATTGTTTTATCTATATGATGAGATGAGTTCTAATAAAGGTTTAAGTGAATCTTTGGTTAATGATTACATTTATGAGTGTATTACAATTTATGAAAACACTATAAACAAAATTGATGAATCAACAATATCTAAATTAAAGTCGTGGGTCTCAACTGTTAAGTGTGAAAATAAATACGAGAATATTGATAATTTATTTTCAACTGACGTTCTAACAATTGAATCTCGTTTAAAAAGTAAAAAAATAATTTCTGAAAATTTATCTAGGTCACCCGTAACTAAAAATAAAGAAACTGTTAAGTTACCAATATCAACAATGGTTAATATTGCAAATAAAACATTTTCAAACTATGTGGAAAATTTAAACGAATCAGATAGACAGGAATTAATTAAATTTTTGAAAACTGAGGATTCTGAATTAGAGCCACAATTTGAATCAATCAAAGATGAGGTTAAATCAAAATTAACTTCATTAAAAGAAAGCACGACAGATACTGACACTTTAAATAGAGTCGAGGAAACAATAACAAAAGTTGATTCTGAGACGTATAACAAATTGTCATTCTTCAAATTAAAGGGATTAAACGAAAGCCTTTAATTTTCGGAATCTTTCTTTTTTTGAACGTATTTGGCTTTTTTAAGAATATCTCTCTTTTTAACAGATTTTTTGGTATATTCTTTTCTATTAACCAACTCAGCAGTTTGTTTTGTTCTAATAACCTTGCTCTTGAGAATTTTAAGTGCCCTCTCAATGTTTGTATTTTTATCTAACTTAACTATTATCATATATTAGAAATATCTATAAATAAATTTTTTTTGACTATCGATACAAATATACTTATTTTTTTTAAAAATAAACTTGTATAATATGAAAAGTTGATGAAAAAGGGGAAGACCTCGCAAATTCAGGGGTTCAAAACTGCCAAGGTAATCTATGGCACAGTTGATTCGGTTAATTTAAAATCACTATACCTCAACATTCAAACATGGGTTGACCCCAAAATAAACTCAGAAAATTGGAATAGGATAGTTTTAAATTTAAGCAGGTCTATAAAACATTCAGTTTTAGAATCATTAGATAAAATTTTATTTGACAACAAATTTATTGTTGATTTGGATTTAAGGTCCAGCGGACTACAAAAAGGTAAAAAATCATTTTTAAACTTAGAAGTTAATTTTTATTTATCAGGTTCAGAAACAGATTTTAAATCAAAAAGAATTAAGGACGCTTTAAAGAAAGTATGTAAACAGGTGTTTCAAGATAATTTTACAAACAACGAATATTTTAAATTTCATCTAACTAAAACTAAAAAAACTAAGGTAGATAAAACAGAAACCGATAATCTTTAATATTTATAAAGAAAAATTAAAGATGAATCATCAAATCATACAGCCAGGTCAAGTTGGAAAAGGGATACTTGTTGAATACGATGCTGGGTACATATCACCAACAGATGAGCGTAATGCTAATTTAATACGTGAATCTAAAGGAATGTTAGACCACTCAAAACCATTCGAGTTTTATGCGGTTTTACAAAAGTATAATACTCCGAATAGAAACGGTAGAATATATCCTGAAAAAATATTAAAAAGAGAAGCTAACAATTATACAAAAATGATTGATAAGGGTATTGCTTTATCTGAGCTTAACCATCCTGAGTCTTCACTTGTTGACTTAGATAGGGTTTCGCATGCGATAACTGAAATCTGGTGGGAAGGTCCTGTTTTGATGGGGAAATTAAAATTGTTAACTTCACCAGGATTTCACGAAAGAGGAATTGTCTCAACTAAGGGAGACCAAGCGGCAAATCTATTAAGACAAGGAGTTACTTTAGGTATATCATCTCGTGGTGTTGGGTCATTAAAAAAAGTGGGAGAACAAAATGAAGTTCAGGATGATTTTGAATTAATCTGTTTTGACCTTGTATGGTCACCATCTACACCTGGTGCTTATTTATTCTTGGAGCCAAATGATAGATTTAATTTTGAGGAAAATTTAGATGATGAAAAAAAAATGAAATCCGAAAGAACTTCTGGAGAAAGTTCAAACAAGTCACTTGACTTAATGAAAAAATTAAACGATTATTTGAAATATTAAAAACAATGAATATGGACGAAAAATATTTTGTAGCAAAAATTACGACAGACATGCCTGACCCAGAGACAGGTAAAATTAAAAAACTAAGACAAGAAAAATTAGTTAAAGGTTATTCACCAACAGATGTAGAAGCAAAAGTGACTAAAGTTTTTGAAAATTATTCTGAAGATTGGAGAATAACCGCAATTGATGAAAGTAAGATTGATGAAGTGATAGAATAATCTTAGTATAACAATAAGAAAGAAAAGGAGGGTTTATCCCTCCTTTTTTTATTTTATTTAATTCAAAATATCAATTATAGATAATTTTTTTGAATTTGTACAATATTTATATAAAAATTAAAACCAAAAAATGGCAAAAGAAAAATCAATTGTTGAGGAAGCAATCATCCAAATGAAAAATTTGGAAGAAGCGGTTGCTGAAAATGCAAAAGGAATACTTGCTTCTACTATGAAGGAAGAAATCAAAGAATTAGTAAAAGAATCTCTATCTGAACAAGAAGATGAGATTGAAATGACTGACGTAGACATGGAAGAACCTGAAATGGAAACAGATGACGAAATGGACTCTGATGACATGGAAATGGGTATGGACATGGATACTGATGATGAAGAGGAAGATATGGAAGAACCTATCGACCTTACCGACAAATCAGACGAAGAAGTACTTCGTGTATTCCAACTTATGGGACCTGATGATAACATCATTGTTACAAAAGACGATGCTGGTAACATCAACCTTAAAGATGATGAAAACGAATACATGATTGTAGGTGAATCTGATATGGAAGAAGAGTTCTATGAAGAAGAACTTCCCCAAGAAATGGAAGAATCATGGTCAACCGATGAATCAATCGACGATATCGTTGGTAAGATGTGGGATGACGAAGATTCTGAAGATGAAGAGGAAGAAAATCCTTGGGATAATATCGCTTCTAGAGCTAGAGAAAAATTTGGCGATAAATATGACAAAGGCGAAGTGTATATGGACTATCCTGAAGATGAAGAAGACGAAGATGAAGAGTCTTATGAAGAAGAATCTGAAGGTGAAGAAATTATGTACGAAATCGAAATGTCTGAACCTACAGATGATGACATTGAACCAATGTCTGAAGAAGACGAGGTAATGTATGAAATCGAAATGTCTGAAGAAGAAGGCGAAGAAGGAGAAGAAGAGTATGAAGAATACAATGAATCTTTAGAAGAGTCTAAAAAAGGATTTAACGCCAAAGGTAAGGGTATGGGTAAACCAAAATTCTCATATAATAAAAATCCAAATCAAGGCCAAGGGTTTAAAGTAGTTAAAAAGAGTGCCGACAAAACTATGGGTACAGGTAATGCTAAAAAAGTTAATGTATACAAAGATAAGGAAACTCTTGATGGTGAATTTAAACACAAGCCTAAGAAAGTGGAAGCAAATGAAGCTTCAAGAACACTTGGTAGTGGTAAGAGATGGGGTAGAAAAGGTTTGAACAAACCTAAAGCCGCACCACGTCACTTAAAAGTTGAGTCTGTAGATTCTTCAGAATTACAAATTCTTAGAGAGAAAAACGAAGAGTATAGAAAGGCACTTAATGTGTTCAGAAATAAATTAAACGAAGTTGCCGTATTTAATTCAAATTTAGCTTACGCGACACGTTTGTTTACTGAACACTCAACATCTAAACAAGAAAAAATTAATATCTTGAAAAGATTTGATGGTGTTGAAACTATTAAAGAATCTAAAAATTTGTATAAAACAATCAAGGATGAACTTTCAACGGTACAAGGTCAACCAATGAACGAGTCGATAGAGCGTAAAATTGAATCAGCTCCAGCTACAGGTTCTGCGGTTAACTTAATTGAGTCAAAAACTTATGAAAATCCTCAATTCCTGAGAATGAAAGACTTGATGGCAAAATTAAAATAAACTTAAAATAAATAAAAATTAAAACAATGGGAGCATTATTAGAATCAGGTCTTGTTGGTAACATCGGTCTTAAGCACCTTAAAGTTATCAAAGAAGATACTATTAACAAATGGGACAAATTAGGGTTCCTTGAAGGCCTTCGTGGTCACCTAAAAGAAAATGTTGCGCAGTTATATGAAAACCAAGCGTCACATTTGATTAACGAAGCAACTTCTGACGGTTCTTCAGGTTCATTTGAAACTGTTGTATTCCCAATCGTTAGACGTGTATTCTCAAAATTACTTGCTAATGACATCGTATCAGTACAAGCTATGAACTTACCTATCGGTAAATTGTTCTACTTTGTACCAAAGATTCAAGCTTACAGTGGTGGTAATCCTTACGAAACTGCTCAGTTAGGTTCTGCGGATTATGATGGAGCATCAGGAAGTCACTTATCTCCTGTAGGAGGTCCTGGTAACTACCCTGGTAATCCTAACGCTGGTTATACAGTTGGTAACCAATTTGGTAAGAATCTTTATGATTTATTCTACGAAGGTAATGAAGGTCAATTAGACCCTCCAGGTTTATTCGACTACTCAAAAGGTCAGTGGTCTGCAGTTACAGTAACAGGTACAGTTCAGATTTGGTCTGCCGGTACTTTGGTTGACTACACTAATGAATTTGACACACTTAACGTTAGAAAAGCTATCGTTAAATTCTGTGGTTTTGCTAATGTAGGTAACGGTAAACTTATCGGACCTGACGGTAATGAATACGATTCAGAAACTTTCTTGTCTGATTTGAGAGTATTTGCTAATACTTCAGGATGGGAAGATGGTGGTTGCCAAAACGCATTTGATGCACTTGGTAATCCTAATTCTTTATTGTTCAGAGTGGTAACTCAACAATACGGACAAGGTATCGTATCAGGTCTTTCTTCACGTGCACAAGCGGCATGGCCTTCTGAAGGTAACAATGGTTATTACAACAATATCTGTGACCCAACTGGTTGCATTTATGTTGAAGTTGACCTTTCTTGTCCTGCATGTGCTAATTGTGATTCAACATCATTAGATGGTTACACTGGTACCACTATTGACGGTTTAGGACCAAATGACTTTAGTGCTGTGTTCAGACGTTACAAGAACTTAGAATTTGAAGACCAAATCGGTGAGGTTTCTTTTGACCTTGAGTCTGTAACTGTTTCAGTTGCTGAAAGAAAATTAAGAGCTCAGTGGTCTCCAGAACTCGCTCAAGACGTTGCGGCATTCCACAACATTGATGCGGAAGCTGAATTGACGGCTTTATTGTCAGAGCAAGTAGCGGCAGAAATTGACCGTGAAATTCTTCGTGACCTTCGTAAGGGTGCCGCTTGGAACTTACGTTGGGACTACAACGGTTGGAGAAGAGTTTCTCAAACTACATCTTACACTCAGAAAGATTGGAACCAAACTTTGATTACGGCAATCAACCAATTGTCGGCTCAAATCCACAAGTCAACACTTCGTGGTGGAGCTAACTGGATTGTTGTATCATCTGAGGTTTCTGCAATCTTTGATGACTTAGAATACTTCCACGTTTCTAATGCATCACCTGAGCAAGACCAATACAACATGGGTATTGAAAGAGTGGGTACTTTAGCTGGTCGTTACCAGGTTTATCGTGACCCATACTTCCCACCAAACCAAGTATTGATTGGTCACAAAGGTACATCGTTACTTGACACTGGTTACATTTACGCACCGTATGTACCACTTCAATTAACTCCAACTATGTACAATCCATTCAACTTTACACCTATTAAGGGTATCATGACACGTTATGCTAAGAAGATGGTTAATAACCGTTTCTACGGACGTATCACAGTTGATGGTGTACGTACATTTGATTTACAAGAACTTAGATAATCTTATCTATAGTATATTTAAAAGGGACGAGAAATCGTCCCTTTTTTATTATCTTTTATTTAACAAAATATTTATATAATATGAATCTTAGAGAGACTATAAAAAAACATCTAATTCTTGAAAAGAAGATAGGTCAAATATCAACTAATTTTGAAATTGTTTTTGGTTTTGATATTATCACTACGAAACATTCCAATTACAGAGGCGGGGGAAGAGACTTAGAGGACTATAATCAGAGACCGGTATCTAACTCAGAAATTGTGGAATTCATACGAATGTTTAAAAGAGATATTGCTGAAAAAATCATAAATGGTGAAATTGAAGAAAGTGAGCCATTTGTTCTAGTATCTAACAGGTGGGAACTTGCGATGGCGGTTTCACCTGAAAAACAAACAGGTACTTATTGGAAACTTGTAGTAATAACTGTATTCAGACAATCAGACCTTTATAGATTCAAAGTGGGTGAAAACCAAGTTGTAATAGAAAAGTAGACGAAACCTTATTATGATTCGACATAAAGTGGTTTAACACAAGAGTCACCAAACTTAAACAACGATATTTATATGTAAATGTTTTTTACATATGAGGTTTTTATTTTTATTGTTTTTTCTACCATTACTAACAAATGCACAACTTAGAGATTCGGTTTATGTGACCACATCTATTTTTAATGTAGTATATTCTGAAAAGTTGCAACAACCAAAATGGGTAGAATATAAGGTATTATGTACTGATGGTACAATATCTCGTAAAGGTCTTGATTTTTACCCTGTGAAAGGAATTGTTACCTCAAGTGAGGAAGACTATGAAAATAATGTATACGATAAGGGTCATTTGGCGCCAGCCGCAGACTTTAACTGTAATAAAGAAAATTTAAAACAAAGTTTCTCATATCTTAATTGTGTACTCCAACATGAGAAACTTAATCGTGGAGTATGGAGACTTCTTGAGGTTCGTGAAAGGGAACTCGCAAAAAGTAACACTGTCTCAGTTGAAATCAGGATGAATTATACTAAAAATTCAAAAATTTTGTCTACAGGAGCAACTGTACCTGATTCTTTTACAAAAATTATAACTTACGGAAATAAAAAAGAAAAATATTTCTTCAAAAATGAAGAGCCAAAATCGTCTGACTATAACAATTACAAGGTCAAATGATAATAAACAATTAAATAAATAAAAAAAATGAAAAAAGTCGTTTTATTATTAACCCTTTGTCTCTCCTTTATTTTCGGGTATAGTCAGTATGACCTATCCAAAAATATAGACAGACAAGTAATGGTGGTTCCACAAAAAGGAATGGAATCACAAACTCAAGCGTTTATCCAAAGGAGTAACGCACAGATTGTTGTAAATTTTGAGCAGCTCGGATGGTATGTTGTATTACTACCTGAGAACTTAACTCAAGATTCATTCGTTAGGTCATCTAAAGACCTTCCATTTATTAAAGAGGTCTATAAAGACCAAAAAGTAGAAATGACGCTCGATTATATTCCAAATGATGTGGAATTTTCTCAGTGTTGGCATTTAAAACAAACAAGTGATAAAGACATTGATGCTGATGAAGCTTGGGATTTAGTTCCGGCAAATAACCCAACTGTAAGTGTTGCGATGTTTGATGGCGGACTTGATTTAACAATTCCTGACTTGGTTGGTAATACAACTAACCCATTTAACGCTGTTAACAGTACTACAAACATTCCTTATGTAAATGCTGAAGATAAACATGGAACAACATGTTCTGGAACTATAGCGGCGGTTACAAACAACAGTATCGGAGTTAGTAGTGTTGGTAACAACAAAGTAAAGGTAATGCCTGTTAATATCATGTCTCAGGTTTTTGCTGGAGGTAGTTTCTCTACTTCAGATGTTATTCAGATTAATGGTGTTAATGCAGCTATGGCTAATCCAACTTGTGTTGCAATTGCAATGTCTTATGGTGGTTCATCTTATTCATCGGCACTTGACGCAGCTTTCCAAGCGGCAAGAACAACGGCAAGAGGTGGTAAAGGTATGGTCGTAGTTGCGTCATCAGGTAACGGTTATTCAGGAACTGCGGCACAATATCCTGCAAATTACAGTGGAGTTTGGGGTATTGGTGCTACAACAACAACCGATACAAGAGCAAGTTTTTCTAACTTTGGTCAAATATGTGATATATCAGCACCAGGAGTATCTATCAGAACTGTTGATAGACCAGGTGCTGCGGGATATAGTACGGGTGATTACACTTCCATTAATGGAACATCATTCTCTTGTCCTATCACGGCAGCAGCTGCTGCCTTTGTATTTTATAAGAATTGGGAATTAACTGATGACCAAGTTTTACAAATACTTGCAACAACGGCTGAAAAAGTTGGTGGATATGTTTACTCAAATAATGCAACTTGGCCATTATCAACAAGAAGTAATGAACTTGGTTATGGTAGAATTAATCTAAAAGACGCAATTAACGCAACACCAAATCCTGGAGGAATTGTTCCACCACCTCCACCACCAACATTGGTTCACAACTTTGTAATTAATACTTTAACTGTAAGTCCTGCGACTGTTACAGTCGGTTCTAATATTACAATTTCAGCAACAATTGCAACACAGAACCCAACTTATCCAGCAGTTGAAGTAATGACTCAACATAGATTATCAACTAACACAACTTGGGGAGACGCTGATGATGTTATCATAGGTGTTACAAGTGGTACATTAGGTGGAGGAGTTGCAACAGATGTTGAAACAATAACTTATAATGTTGGTAATGTTACAGGGGTTAGATATATTATTAGCAGAGCTAATTATATGGGCACTGTTTCAGAGACTAATTCAAATGATAATACAAGACAATCGAGTTTCACAGTCACTCAACCTATTGTTACAGGAGGGGATTTATCAGTTGTACTTACTTCCCCATTATCAGGAAGTATAACAATTCCCGCTTCTCAGGCAGCAGTATCACTACAATGGAAAGTTACAAATACCGGTTCAGTTCCAATTACATCATTTACTTGGAGAAGAACTTGGGTTGACTGTTCAGGATTTACAAGTCCATTTAGTCCTTGTGGAACAACATTAACTTGGCCAACATCAACTTCTTGGCAAGGACCATTATTACCTGGCCAATATATATTATTACCGAATGGAGGAACTTTAACAAATCCTATTGCAATTTCTTGGAACTCATCTGCGGTATGCTTTAGCCCAACGGCTTGTGCAATTCAACCTGGTGGTTCTAATACAATGAGAGTTACAATTCTTACTGTAAACGGAGGAACAGGTGATAGTAACCTTGCAAATAATCAAGTTGATTGTGTGGTAACAAGACTTGCAACTGCGGTTAACAACGGAGATGTTACTGACACACCTGAAGTTAAATTTGTTGAAGTTAGACAATTTAGTAACTTGTATGAAAAACCAATTAGATACGGTAGTATTGATGAGGCAATACTTGAAAAAGGACTTAATATAATTCACATTCACTACTCCGATGGAACAGTCGAAATAAGAAAGATTTCAGTTAATTAAAATAACTAAAATATAATTTATAAAAAGGGAGGTTTTATACCTCCTTTTTATTTTTTATAATATTTATAAAGAAAATTCAACAATGAGTGCTTTCAATTTTTACTATGATTTCCAAGATTGTGTACAACCAATAACAGGAACACCTATAACTTACGTGGTGGGTAGTAATATATCTGTTACTGGTGGTACATTTAATTTACAAAGTATTAATAACCCATATGAAATAGTGTGTGCCACATTTTATTCGGCTTCTACATCAACGGCTTCTACCCATTCTTATATAACAGAATACGGTGATTGTGAGTCATGTTTAAGCTCAAATACAAAGGTAGTTACAGTTTCGGGATGTGTCGATACAATAGGATTGACCTTATTAGTTGATAAAAGATTTAAAAAAAATGACATAGTTTTTCTTGATGTTGTTTACGAAGACTCAGGAATTGAATTTTTAAGAACTCCGGCGATTATAACGAATATATTACCTTTTACATATGAAAGTTATATTCCAAAATTAATAAATTACGTACCTTACAATACTTGTAATCAAGCTATTGAATCAAATGGTATATATTATTTGGTAGAAGATTGTTCAGGAGGAACTCAAAGCATCATATTAAGTCACCAACCTTTCTATGATAAAGGTTCTGTGGTTAATTTACCTTATGGAGACTCAAGTTGTAAAACAGTAGTGTCAAGTATGTACATGGGTGATTGGTCAGATGTTTCAGGCGGCACACCAATTTTAGAAAGTTCTTTAGTTTTTAATGATTGTAAAACATGTTTAGATACCTTTGCGGCTGGAGGTGTTGATGGTAATTTCCAAAATGCAACATTTACAGGAGGCACTGGAAACACAGGCACAACTATTGTAAATTCAATTGCGACACAATCAGATGGTAAAATAATAGCAGGAGGTGATTTTACGGTAATCGATGATGGTACTTTAAATTATATAAATAATATTGTAAGATTTAATGCCGATGGTACTATAGACGATACATTTAATTCTGTTAATCAAGGTAGTTTATTGTTAAGTCAAGACAATTATACTTATAGTTTTCTAAATAATGAAATAATTTTTGATGGAGACTTTACAATAGAATTTTGGTTAAATTATATTGACCTTCCAATCGCAAAATCCACTTTAATTTCTTACGTTGAAACGGGTTATACAGGATGGGAACTTCATATTTTTGATTCAGGTGAAATTGAATTTGAATATTCGGGAACACAATTAAACTTTGGTACTACTTTATCACCTAATAATTGGTATCATGTTGCATTAGTTAGAGAAAATGATGTCATTGATTTATATATTAACGGAGCTTTAGATGTTAATTCAGGTAATACGGTTACAGATACTTTAAAGGCAACTACAGGAACCACATTTTATATTGGCACAAATTGGGATAAAACATCATATATTGACGCTAATATTACTAATATACGAATCACAAATAGTTCAGTTTATTCTGGGGAGTTTGAACCTAAAAGAACACCTTTAACTTTAAATCAATCAAGTTACGGTAATATTAATTCAATTATTTCTGATGATGTTCAACTATTAATGAATTTCAAATCTGAAAGTTCATTTTTAGTGGATGAAAGTAATAATTCTAGTAGTTTTATATTATCGGTACCGGCAATAACACCAATTACTTACACCCCAATACCAACTAGTACATTTAAGGATGTTTTTAGCGGTAAAATTGATAATTCTTTTTATACGTTAAACTTACCTGACAATTACAAACTAGATTTATTTGGTAAAGAATATGATACTATTTACTTAGATTCTAATAATTATATCACATTTGACCAGGGTTCAGGTGCGGGTAGTTTAGTTTTACCTGAACAGATACCATCAGAAGTGGGGTCATCTGGATTATTTTTATCTTCATATGATAATGTTTTTTCTGATAATTCATCATTTATAAGTAGAATATCTACAGGATTTACCGACAACGGTGAGTCATTTGTTGTTAGAGTACAAGGAGGTTTAAAATCTTCTTTAAACGCCTTTTGTAGATGTTATATGGTTACTATATCAAGTAATTATAATCTACCATCTAACGCAACCTCAATAAGTATAATAGGTAGACCTTGTACTACGTCATTCACAAATGCACCGGTAACCTTATTTACTATGTTACCAGGTGAAACATCTTCTCCTTTTTGTGCTTGGGAGGAGCCAATCGTAAATGCTTCAGGATTTAACTATGGACCATTTATTACTAATCCGACCTCGGCTTGGGCTTTTATGACTGTAATCAATCAGAATAATGGTATATGTCAAGTCGAGGTCCAACCTAATGGGGCAACACCTTACGTTTGTCCACCACCTCCGGTAACTCCAACTACAACTCCAACAACCACTAATACTCCAACAATTACTCCGACTAAAACTGTAACAAGAACCGTTACAAGAACCAGAGACGCTGACAAAGTTTGTTGGTTTATACAATACGTACCAAACCCTGATTTTCCTAATGGAACCGGAACATTTATTTATTTTCCACCAGGATTGCCAATCGCTTATATTTATGTAACCGCCGATAACCCAACTGCTAGCGTGTGTTATCCCTCTGACGGTACGTATGTACCTGGCCAATTAATAAGTGTTACCATTACTAATACATTGTGTGTAAATGATGGAGATTGCGTACCTGAAACCCCAACACCTACAGCAACTGTTACAAAAACATTAACACCAACAATCACACAAACTATCACATCAACTCCTGATTTATGTTTAAGCGGTTGTTATATAATATTATCAACAGCAACCAATCCAGGTTTATTTTATAGTTACAACTTTAATGCGGGTACATTTACACAATTTAGTATTCCAGGGTTAAATTCCGCAATAGACGTTGCATTTGGTACATCAACAATGTTCACGTTACCACAAAATACAAATAACATTATACGAAGAGCGACAATTGGTAGTAATACCACTTGTTTTCCAGATGGTGTGCAAAATATTACAAATATTGTAGTAACAACCATACCTCCACTATTACCACCACCATTTAATATTAGTTTAGGACCAGGTCTTTCTAGAAATCCATTTACCACAACAGAATCTGTATTAGCGGCTCAAATTGGGTGGATTGCTAACACATCCCACTCAGTAGTTAGTATATTTACTGCAGGAATCAACGCAGGAACAACAACCGTTCTTTTCAATTTAGGTGATAGAACATTAGTAGATGGTGATATCAAAGGTGTTTTTTGTAATAATATACCAACTATATTCGTTACAACAGTAGATACTAATAGTGGTCCTCCTGTTTATCGTTTTGAACAATGGTCAAGTGATGCTAATGGAGTGTGGACTCAAGATGTACAAATCCAAATGCCGTTCTCAAGTGATGGTATTTTTGTATGGGAAGATAATGTTTATATTGTTAGAAAAGGTTTTGGTAATGGTATTTATAGAGTAAATCTTACAGGTCCATGGACTAATCCGGCAAATAATGTTACTTTCATAACTAATGGTCCTGCGGGAGTAATAATTTCAGGGGCGGATAATAAGTTAAATACTAACAATTGTGATGAAAATATATGTGTTGTAATACCACCTGATTGTAGTTGTCACACATTTACAACCGGAGGTTTTACAACAGAAATAAGGTTTGTAACATATAGAAACTGCCAAAATCAACTTGTAACACTAGATAGTACCTTTTTCTTAATTGACGACTTCACTTATGGTCCATTTTGTGTTTCTAACACAAGTCCAATCACATCTGACAATATTATAATTAACGAACTTGGGTCGTGTACTAATGATGGTGATTGTGACCCACCCAATCCTCCATGCGCCTGTGTTAGTTTCTTTGTTAAATTTGGTACAGAAGCTCCTTCAAACCAAACAACAATAAGTTATCTTGATTGCCAAGGTAGTCCGGTTGTGTTAACTGGACTTGTAAATTTCCCCATAGATAACACTTCGTATGGTCCATTTTGTGTTTCTACGGTAGTGAACACTATTAATGTCACAATTGTGGATTTTATAAGTACTTGTACCAATCAAGGAGACTGCGTACTACCAGAAACGCCAACTCCAACCCCTACAAAAACAATGACACCTACAGTTACTAGGACTTTAACTAAAACCCCAACAAATACACCACTACCACAATGTGATGTATTTTTATTATGGGAAAGACCAACAGGTTTATTCGGTACAGTTTTAATTCAAGTGGTTAGATTATTAGGTACCGCAACGCAAACTCAAATAGGATTACCAATATCAAATAATTCTGTATTAAGATTTGGTTTTTGCCAAACTCAAATAGGATTTAATGGTGATTGTTCAAACATATTGAAAGACATTGCTCATTCATATAATGTTGGTACCGGTATAACTAAAATATGGGTATTAACAAGACAATTAAGGTCTACACAAGGTTTTTACGAAAGTAGAATTTTTGAATGGGAATCTCAACCTTATACTCTTACATTCACAACCCAACCAACGGTTTATACTCTTAGTTTATCGAATTCAGCTTCAGACCCTTGGGAACCTGGAAATGCAATGACTGGTGTTGATTTTAACAGAGTATTAGTAACAAATACTGCGGTATCTCCTAATAGAGTTATAAGATTGACTTTAAACTCAGGAGTTGTAACTAGTCAGCAATTGTTTAACTTGTTACCTGATGTCATTGTCCAAGGAGACATTATGTTAACATCCACTAATAAATTAATATTCAACACAAGAAGTGTAAATTCACCGTTTGTTAATAGACTTTACCAATACAATTACACAACATTTGCATTAGAAACGATAGAAGAATTACCAAATATACCAACTTCAGACTTGGTTACAAATGGAGAATCAGGTTTATACCAAGATGCAAATGGTTTCATTAATATTATTAAAAATTTAAATAATACCTCAGCCGATTTATATATCGCAAATGTTGCTCAATTCCCTAATTCTTGGACTCTTAATAACAATTTAATTGCTCCGTTTAACTCGGCAGGAACTTTCTCATCGTTTAAGGGTGCTAGTTCTAATGTAATTTGTAATCCTCACGAATTATTACCGTGTTTATGTTATACGTACAAATGGCCTAATGGAAGTACAACAATTCCTGGGTCTATTTCATTCACTGATTGTAATGGTAACCCTATAACATTTGCACCAATACAATCAATAACTCCAGGAAGTCCGGCAACTGCGGGAAGTTTTTGTTCCAATATGTCATTAGCCCAACTAGAAGCCCAAGCGATTAATACTGACATTGATATTGCAGGACTTTGTGGGTTAGAAGATTCACCTTGTGATATTGAGGAATGTTGCTTCACCCAAATAAACTTTGTTCTTATTAGAACTTCGGTTATTGCTCAAAATAATACGTTTGGATGGGAGGTACGTAGCTTTAACCCAACAACAAATGTATGGGGAGTATCTCTAACATCTCAAGTGACTACTGATGCTAGATGGACAGATATCGCACACACATGGGACCCAATCACTAGCACAGGTAGAGGTTGGATTTTACAAAAAAGAAGGCTGACAAATGGTATTACACAAAACAGAATACTTGAATATTCTATTAATAGTACACTTCAATGGAATTTTGCAAGAAATATAAATTTCTTTGCTGGAAGTATTTTAGGAGACTCATTAACAGTTTATGATAGCCAATACTTATTAATTTCTCAATATTTTACTACATCACAAGGACAAAGACTAGCTTTAGTTGATTACAGTGTTGGTGGTGGTTCATTCACGGCAGTACCAACACCATTAGTACCAAATATAATAATTCCATGTAATGTCAATACAAATCCAATTTCAACAGCTAATCCTATTGCTGGTGGTGATTTTATAGTTACGAGAGATAGTAACGATAATCCTAGTAAAATAATTTTTGCAGGATATTCTAATGTTTGGATTGATGGAGGTACTAATCAAAACAGAATTTATCAGTGGAATATTTCAACCGGAGTTTTAGAATCAGGAATAATAATTCCTTATAATAGTTTTAGTTCGGCAATTGAGCCAGTTAGACTTAACGGTATTATAGTAAACTGTGATAATATTTTTATATTTAATCAAACTAACAATACATTATCGGATACAAGACTTTTTGTTCTTAATACTATTAATGGAACATTAACACCATTTATACAAGGACAACCATTCCAAAATTACGGTAATGTTAGACAAATAGTTGGAGCGTCATCTAATTTCAGATGTTCTACCGTTGAATTACCTCCATCAATAACACCAACACCTACTGTAACCGCAACACTAACAAAAACACCAACAAAAACACCAACAAGAACTGTCACAAAAACGGTAACACCAACTGTAACAAAAACACCTACAAGAACAGTTACTTCCACTAAAGACCCAATTTGTCGTTGTCATAGATTTGTATATATTGGAGGTCCAACTGACCCTAATAGTACAATAACAGTAAGAAGATGTGGATTTGCAAATACTACTGATTTTACTCTAGGGTTTGGAAATTTATTTTCATCAAACGCGAGTACCGCCAGACCTTACTGGAATATATGCGTTTATGACTTTACAATTTCAAACCCTTCTTTAGTTGAATTAGAGGAAATTACCGATGTTTGTGACCAGTTTTCAATTGGACCAGTAGGTGACTGCCCTAACCCTCCTTATTGTAGATGTGTTACTTACGTATGGACACCGGCATTTAGTCCTAATGGAACTCCAATTGATGGTAACGTAAAATACAACCCATGTGGAACAAACGGAATTAGTCAAACAATTGTTACACCAATTGGTCCTAACACAATTAATGGTTCAACTTTAACAATTTGCGTACAATCAGGAACAGTGCCGGCATTAACATATGCTCAACTAGTCGAAATCGGTGATTTATGCGAGGAAGGACAAAATTGTGTACAATTAACTGAAACACCAACACCAACACCAACCAAAACACCAACAAGAACTATTACTAATACACCAACAAGAACTATAACACCAACAAAAACAGTAACTCAAACATTAACCTCAACACCTACTCCAACTTTACAAGATTGTTTTTGTTATACTTTTATGTTGGACGAAGGATTTTTTGATTTTGGTCAAATAACATATACACCATGTACATCAACATCACAAACCACGGTAACTTTAACTTATGATTTTGCGGTTATTAGTATATGTTCAAGTGATGTACCAACATATGACCCAAATATACAATTGATAGATGATACTGTATCTTGTAACTCTATAGCAGGTTGTATATCTGACCCTACTTGTAGATGTACAACATTTACTTGGATTCCAACCTACAATAGTATCGGGAATCCAGTACTTGGTAGACTAAGTTATGAAGATTGTGAAGGCGGTACCAATAATTATGTTTTTGGTCCTGACAATGTCAATTTTGTATTAACAATAACTGATTGTGTTGCTAAAATATCATTCGTTTCTTCGGTAATTGCCGTTGAAGTTGGACAAGTTTGTACATATTCTCCTAATGATTGTCAGGCAATAACACCTACTCCAACAGCAACAAGCACAGTAACACCAACAAAAACACCTACAAGAACTAATACACCAACTGTAACTAAAACAATTACCAAAACAATAACACAAACCAATACTGTTACTCAAACAGGAAGAGTTTGTAGATGTACAACAGTTCAATTTACGTTATGGGGTGTTCCTAACGCTTCTGGTTTTGTTACTTATAGACCATGTGACCAACCAAATTCTCAGATTACATTACCTTTAAATAATAACCAACCATTCCAAACTTTTTGTACTGAATATCCTTTACAAGGTTCAAAATATGAAATAGTAAGTGTGGATACTCAATGTAATTCTGATTTAGATTGTGAAACTCCACCTCCTTGTGTATGTCATGTGGTTACATATATAGGACCTAATGCTGGTGGATTTAGATATTTCCCATGTGGGGTATTCCATCCTGCGGAACCAACGACCGTATTAATGCCGTCCGAAGGTACAGAATTCTATGTGTGTGTTCAACTAGGTCAACCGCAAGGTATTCAACCTATAGCAACTGTTGGGGATGTAACCGCTCAACCTGGAATTTTATGTAATTTTGATTCTTGTCAACCTGTAAGTCCAACACCAACACCAACAAACACCAAAACTCCAACTGTGACGCCTACAGTTACCGGAACTAAAACTCAAACACCTACCAGTACCAAAACACCTACCGTAACACCTACCGTAACAAAAACTTTAACCATAACTCCAACAATAACACATACGATTACAATAACACCAACAATTACTAATACATCTACAGTAACTCCTACAAAAAATGAGTCCCCAACACCAACACCAACAATTACTAAAACAATCACTAGAACCCCAACGGTTACTCCAACTAATCCATGCGGAACTTGTGAAACTGTCTATCTTTCATATGATTGTCCGACCTCTCCAGTGACTTTAGGAGCGGGATTAGGTACAGAATGTAGGACTTTTGTAGTTGAATTAAATTCTCCTAATTTATTTGTCGGAGACCTGCGACTTAATATGTGGGATATTAATAGTCCCCCATGGTCCAATGTAACCGTTACAGTAACAGACCATAATGGTAATATTCTTGTAAATGAAATATTCCCGCCAGGTACTAATATGGGAGATTTACCAATTCTGTATATTCCTTCTAATAATACCCCTAACCCTATCGCGACTTTAACTTTTGATAGACCTTGTGGGGGGATAATGGAGTTCGCGATAACCTGCCTTCCGGTCCCTAATAGCCCTACTCCAACACCAACAAAAACTTTAACACCAACTATTACAAAAACAACTACAATTACACCTACTATTACACCAACAAAATTAATTGATTGTGGTTATGGTAATCAAATACCTTGTTATTGTTATAATATATTTAATATAACCGATAATCAATCTGTCACCATAGAGTATGTACTTTGTGATGGAGGGTTAAATGTTGATACTGAAACTATATTTGCTTTAGGTTCTGTCAATATTTGTAGTCCTCTTCCTTTATTAAACTTAAGCGAAATCCAAGATTTAATAATCATTACTCAAGGTCAACAGTGTTGTGGAAATAATGATTGTAACATTTCCCCTAATGAATCACCCACACCAACAAAAACTATAACTCAAACACCAACAGTAACCCCAACTATAACTCCAACAGTTACTATTTCTCAAACAATTACATCATCATTAACAGTTAGTCCTACAGTTACACAAACAGTAACAAAAACATCTACAGTAACACCAACTGTAACACAGACACCAACTCTAACACAAACAATAACAGCAACATTAACACAAACATCAACAGTTACTCGTACTCGTACACCTCAAGGTTGTTATTGCTTCACATTTACAAATAATAATAATAACACTAGTGTTATTATTCCTTTCATTAACTGTTTCTTCGAGGATGACCAAGTTACGGTATTTGCCGGAGTTAATAATACGGCTTCGGTTTGTGTTTACAATGGTGCATTTACTATTAACAATGAAAATGTAACTGCAACTATTTCAGACGAATGTTATCTTGTAAATAATAACTATTCATGTTTTGCACCTAGCCCAACTCCAACACAAACAAGTACAGTTACTGCCACTCCAACTGTGACTAAAACTTTAACCGCCACTCCAACGTCTACTATAACACCTACAATTACATCAACTCAAACTCAAACTGTAACTGTTACTCCAACAGTCACAAAAACATCAACAGTAACTCAAACTCAAACTGTTACAACTACACAAACAGTAACTCAAACACCAACATTAACTAAAACGGTTACAGTTACACCAACATTGACTGTTACTAGTACCGTTACTAATACCCCAACAGTAACAACAACAATAACCCCAACTATTACAAAAACTAGTACTCCAACTGTTACAAGAACTAAAGACAATTTATGCGGACCTTGTACTACTCAGGTTTATAACGTGAATTGTACTCCATACGCATTCCCGCCAGCGCCAATTGTTTACTCAATACCAGCAGGACAATGTCAAACTATTACTATTAACATTGGTGACCAACTAAATGGAGGTCCAGGATACTTTGATTACTATTTCTCAGTTACACCATCTGCCGGAAGTACTATATCAATTTCAGTAGATGATAATCTGCAGGGAAGCGGAATTTCTAATAGTCCTGTGTTTAATGCAGCCGGTACTTGGAATTATCAGGGATATGCGTTTGGTCCCGGTACAAATGTCGTAACAATTAGTATACCTTGCGGAGGTTCAGTAAGTGCTACATTCCAATGTGCTGACGAAGCCAATCTTGGATTTACTGATATTATCTATAAATTCTATTCTAATAATCCTGGAGTATTTGATGTTATAATAAACAGTAATAAAACAAAAGGTTTAGTTAATCCAAATAGTGGTATTAGTAACGGTTCTGATAGATATCAACAAATTTTTGATGGTTCATCATTAAAGGCTTATAGATTTAACTCTAACGGAGGACAATTAAATTTACCACAATTTAGTACTAAAACTCCATTGTTAATTGGTAATGGTGTGACTAATAATGGTGATGGAGATACCGCACAAGTTAAGTCATTAACAGTTTTAAATGATAATAAGATTTTAGTTGGTGGTGAGTTTACAATGTACAATGAAACTTCGGTTAACAACTTAATTAAATTGAATAATGACGGTACTTTTGATTCAACATTTATACAAAATTCTATAAGTGGCATCGTTAACTCAACATTTGTTAATACTGACGGAAGTATCATTGTGGGAGGAGATTTTACTGTTACAGGAATGACCTCATCATACACAAATTTAGTTAAATTAACCAAAAATGGAAATTTAGATACCACATTCAAAGTAGGTAACGGATTTAACGGACCTGTAAACGTTGTTAAGAGTTTAAGTGATAAAACAATAGTTGTTGGAGGTAAATTCACACAATATCAAGGAGGTACCGCTAGAGGTTTAGTTAGATTAAATAGTGATGGTTCATTATTAACTAATTATAAGGGAGGATTTAATGTTTCTTCAAGTTACACTCCAAATGTATCGGATGTAGTAGCATTCTATAACGGTACTATATTAGTCGTGGGAGGAGATTCGGATTCAAATTCTTGGCTTACAACATTCCAAGGAGTTAATACACCTACAAACATTGTTAAATTGAAATCTAATGGTTATGTTGACCAAACATTCTCATCAACGACAGGTTTTGATGGATACGTTTTATCGGTATCTGAACAATTTGATGGAAAACTAATTATTGGAGGTTATTTTGATTGTTACGAAGATGTTAATGGTTCTACTTGTGGATTATCAGGTTTAACAAGACTTAATAGTAATGGACTTATTGACGATACATTCCCTGATTTATCAGCATTTGACGGACCAATATCTAAAACATTTATTAAACCAAATACTTTAGAATTATACGTCGGAGGCGAATTTGAAACTCCATACGATAGATTAGTTAAGATTTACGCTGGAGGTAGATATCAACTTTACGAATTTACAGGATGTAACGGTACTTTAGGATTTGTTTACTTACCAACCGCTCCAACAAATAATGTTGTTAAAGCAAGAGTGAACCAAAGTACTGTGATTTGTGGATATGTAGGTAGTATTGTTGTCTCAGGTGATACTAATATTTTCTATTCAGAAGGTAACACTTACTACACATCATGTTCTGAATGTAATGAAATTTATCAAGTTAAACTTTTGGTTAGAGAGGCCGGAAAATCGGATTACGTAATCAACAGAACTATGACTGAGAGTCAAATTGATAAAGTTTTGACCGATGGACCAATATTCTCAACAGGAGGACCTGAAATTTATGAAATACTTGATTTTTGGTTAGGTTCAGATAACGTTACAGAAGTACCGCCAACACCAACTCCTTCAGTAACTAAAACACCAACTGTAACTAAAACGGCAACAGTTACAAAAACTATAACTCCAACTATAACTACCACTATAGAACCAACTCAAACATCAACTCCGACTCCAACAGTAACTAAAACAATAACAGCAACTATAACCTACACTCCAAGTGTTACTGAAACAACAACTCAAAGTCCTACCATTACAAAAACAGTAACACCAACTCAAAGTTGTTTATGTTTAAGTTTTGAAAATACCGGAACAACTGAAGTTGAAATCACGTTAATGAGTTGTGAAAGTTATGAGATTTACATTAAGTTACAAGCGGGTAGTAGTACAAGATTCTGTTGTACATCAGTGATTAGCACAGACCCATCTGTAGTTCAAACCAATAATGGACCTTGTTCTGATGGTAGATGTCCTGGAACTCCAACACCTACACCATCCAACACTTTAACACCAACTATTACTCCAACACCAACTCAACCTGAAAAGGCATTTATAAGTGTATGGTCAGGTTCATCAGTTACATTACCTTACAATGGAATTGGTACTTACTCAGGAACAATTGATTGGGGTGATGGTTCTGTATCTGCAAATACTTTTGCAAATAGAACACATACGTATTCAGGTAGTGGTACATGGACTATCACCATTACCGGAACTATCACGGGATGGGCATCGTCTAATGCTCCAACTGAAAATAATAAATTATTAGAAATAAAACAATGGAATAATGTTAAAAATGTATTTGGCCAAGCGGCATCATTTAGTGGATGTAGTAACTTGGTATTAACAGGCGTTACGGATACCTATGACTTTAATGGTGTTACTAATACTCTAAATATGTTCCCAGGTTGTACTTCAATAACGACAATAAACAATATATCAAGTTGGAATGTTTCTGGCGTAACTAATCTTGGTAATATGTTTAATGGATGTATTAATTTTAATGATGATATTAGTACTTGGGATGTTTCTAATGTAATTTCAGTATCTAACATGTTATATAGTGCAACTTCATTTAATCAAAATTTAGGTAGTTGGGATATTTCTAATGTATCTGGTTTTAGTGACTTTATGGCCTACTGTGGAATATCAACTGCGAATTATGATAATACTTTGGTAGGATGGGCTAATTTAACATTACAAACTGGAAGGTATTTTGGAGCGTATGGTTTAACATATACATCTGCAGGTGCGGGCGGAACGGCTAGAAGTTCCATAATCTCAAATTATTCTTGGAGTTTTGTGGGAGACTCTGGTGTATAATAAAAAATAAATGATATTTATATAATAAAAACAAAACAATGGCAGATATAAATCCGGTATATTATTATGGTGACATCGCGGGAGCGTTTGCACCATTATCGGCGGGAACACCAAATGAAATTTGTCAAGAACTATGCGGAGAAGTTGTCACTACGATAGCTCCTCCGCATCCCGTATGGAGTACCTTAGGAGGTAAAACAGTTGTATTACTTGACTCGGTAGTTTTAGGGGGACCATTTGGTTTAAACGGATAATTAATTATGAAGAAAGTAGTAAGATTAACAGAATCAGAATTAATTAACGTTATTAAACGTATTATAAAAGAAGGTCAGTCTGAAATTGATTCAATTTTGGATAAGATAAACCGTGTTGGTTTTGATGGACTAACTCCAAAAGAACAATCGTATCTCAGACATTATTCTGAAACAGGAGAATATAAAGATGATGAGGAACTTGTAACAAGGTCTCAATCATTTGATTATGAACATAGGTTTTCAGATAATATAGGTGGAGTTGATATGACATTTAAATACGAGTCAACTGAAGATACTCCTGATGAAATGATTCACAGTGGTTATTTGGAAATTAATAATGATGAGTTCTATGGTGAAATTTATTGTGAACCTAATGGAACATACTCAACCTGTAATTTTGAGGATGCCGATGGTATAAATTTATTTGAAAAATACGAAGGTTTAGAGCATGAAGTGGAGAATTTTTTAGATAACGTATGTGAAGAAATAAAAGGAAACGAAGCGGTTTAAAATGAAAAACAACAAACTACAAAATCTAATTAAAAAAGTATTAGAAGAACAAACTTCTGACAGATACATGTTCTTTTCCAATTTAGAACAAATGAGAAGACAATGTGATATATTGTTAAGTAAAAATAGAGATGAGATAGATTCTATTTTGGACAACGGTCACGATTGGGCACAGGACCATATTGCCGAAGCGAAGAATAATATGGACCAAGTGTTTGATTTTTTAATGAATGAAACTTCTGATGAAAGTGATTTAGATGACCAATCAGATGAAGAAGAAATGGTTATGATGGAAGGTCGTAAAAAGGCCGGTACGAAATTGTGTTCAAGAGGTTACGCTGCCGCAAAGGCGAAGTTTAAAGTATTTCCTTCCGCATATAGCTCAGGTTACGGAGTTCAAGTATGTAAAGGAAGGATGCCTGGATTAGATGGTAAAAAAAGATGTTCTCCACCATATTGTGGTTCAAAAAAGAAGAAGTAATTCTTCTTTTTTTTGTATTTTTAAGTATATCCGTATATTTATATATATGGAAACACATAAAACTTGTAATATTTGCGGTGAAGCAAAACCTGTAGATGATTTTTACAAATCACAAAGGGGGAAAAAATGTAAATTATGTATATTAAATGTGACCAGAGAATATAAAAGAGAAAAAAGAAAAAATTTAGAATTTAGAAAACTTGAAGGTAAAAAACAAAAGGAAAGAAGAGTCAGACTTTGGCAAAATACTTTAATACACGATTCAAAACATAGAAATATTGAAAATACATTAACTGTTGCCGATATAAATGAAATGTTTGAAAATCAAAAAGGACTTTGCTATTGGTTTAAAATACCATTAATCCCCTCAAGTAAGTCTAAACACCCCCAACAACCATCAATAGATAGATTAGATAGAAATAAAGGCTATACAAAAGATAACGTAGTTCTTTGTTGTTACTCAGCAAACATAGGTAGAAATGAAAATGATTTAGAAACTTGGATTGAATTTATCAGTCTCTTGAATTTTAACAAATTATCCTTATTATTAGATAATGAACAAGAGTAAATTAAAGGATTATATCTTTATTTTTGCCATTATAATACTTTTGGCTTACATCTTTCTTTTAAAGAATAATTTTAAGTATGAGGAAGAACAACCAAAGGTAGTCACGTCATCGCGTCAAGTAGAACAATTAAGAGATTCAATTAAGTCACTAAAGTTATCAAACAAAGAACTATTGTTGTCTTTCCTACAAAGAGAACGTGATTATCAAGATGAAACTATAATAAATTATGAGACAAATATTACAAAACTCACTCCTTCTATTGGTACTTATGTTGACCGTGATAGGGACAAACTTTGGTCAGACTATACGTCCAAAGAGGATAGTGTACCGAGGGGACACTGGAATATTCTTAACCAAAAGACAGGAGGGAGAAGTATTAAAGAGATTAGCGTTGAGGGATTCTTACAAAAGTGAGATAGACTCAATTTTTAAATACTCAAGTGATTGTACAGACGCTCTCTTATTATCAAGAGAAGCGTTTTTTGGTTTATTTGATAATTATAAAGATTTGGAAGAAGAGGCCATGAATTCTGCATTAAAAAATCAGAATTTAGAGAGTCAATTAGAACAGGCCCAAGAAAAAATATCACAAGAACAGAAAAAGAAAATGAGGTGGAAAAGAGCAACTGTTGGTACTAGTATTGTCGCAGTTGGAGCGGTTGCGGCTGTCGTTACAGGGGTATGGTTACCTGCCTTAGCAGTTGGTGCCGTAGTCGAATTGGGATATATTTTAACACCTAAAAAGAATAAATAATTTTTGTGGGATTGGAGTTTTGTCGTATATTTGTACCACAAAACACCTAATATGTTAAAAAAGTTAATAATCCGCTACAAGTTATTTCTCAGAAAAATAAATAGATTTACATCTATGGAATCTGAGTTATCAAAAGTTAACACAAGTCAATGTACCTTTATTTGTCGTAAATTAATCCATGACAAAAATTCAGAATTGTTGATAGCACCAATCTCTGAAAAGATGTACATTAAAAACCAAGAATTAGGTATATTCATAACTAAAGACGGACATGAAGTAACAATCACTAACCATACGTATAGTTATTTCATTAAACTCAGCCCAAATCAATCTGAAAAGTTAAATAATTTCTTTTTTAAAGAAATGGAGATTAGGGCTAAGATTATGGAACGTGAACTAGAGGGTCAAATTAAACACTCTTTAGATAAGATATTCACAACCATAAGTTCATACGAATCAGAGACCGTTGTTTAAAACAGTGTTTATAAGTCTCTTCATTTGACTCTCAGTCAGTTTAATTTGTTCGTTTTGTTTCTTTGGTTTGTATGAAACCATAGTTGGCGAATTACCAGTTCCTGATTTTGGGTTACTTTTTTCGGCTCTTCTTTTTTGTTGACAGGCGGCTCTTTTTTGAGCGTCTGTCATTTTGGAAGCGACTCCCGCCGCTCTACACTTGGGATAACCTTTTGAATCTGCTTCAGGTCTACCACAAGGAGGATGTCCTCCACCTTCTTTTTTTCTACATATATTAACCCACGGACCTTTAGGTTGTTTACTACCTTTGGGTTTCTTTTTAGTACCAAACCATACCCCTAAATCTTCTAATACAGTACTTTCAGTAATCTCAATCCATTCATTAAGTTTACCAGGTGTTGGATTAATTATATCTCCGTCATCGTCATTAATAGTTGGATGATTTTTTTTATAGTTAGATATTTTATTGGATTTTTTTTCCATTTTTTTAATCTTTTTTTTAGGTTCATCCATGTGTCCGTCTAAACTATCATAGTTTAGTTCTGCATTATTATATTTAGATACTTGGTCTGTAAATGGTCCTAACTGAGTTTTTTTAAATTTTCTAAATCCTGGTTGAATAGGTAAACTGTAAGACCCACGACTACCATTTTCAGTAGTTGCTTCTTTTAAATATTGTATAATTTTATTTTTTAAATCCATTAACAAAGTCTTTCTTGTTTACTATACTTATAAATATCTAATACTAATTAAAATGGAAAATTATGAAAATAAAGAGTTTGGAAAGTTATTCAACACCGTGACATTATTAAGTGAAGAACATTTAGATTTAATTTTATCAACTATGTCTGAAAAAGATGCATTGTATCTTTTGGTACAGGCTGTAAAACACGCATACCATCTTAACACATACTCAATGGGTGAATCTGAGGTTATATCAAAATCTATAAGAGTTATATCTAAGTTAAATTTAGATACTAAGCAACCAAAGGATTTGTAAAATCTTTGAATGAATTTGGTTTAGATGTACTAGGTTCTGACGCGTCTTCAGTGCTTGTTTTTTCTGCAGAATTAATTTTAGATAAAAAGTTCTGTAACGCCTCTAATGTTTTAGGTCCAAATTTACCATCTTGTTCTGATTCTGGCATACCAATCAACTTTTGAGCCTCTTTAACATAGTAAGATAATGGTTGTTTTGTTGTAGTGGACGTAGTTTCGGGAGATACTTCGGCTGGTGTTTCAGGAGATACCTCAACAGGAGCTGATGACTTGAAAATCTCGTCATTACACGAATAATTAGCCATGGTCCCATCTGCTAATTTTTTTCTACCATTGTTATAGTAAACGTCTTTACCAATAAAGAATGCGAAAGTTCCGTCGGATAATTTAGCTCTTTTAGCGTCTTTATGTTGCATTACACAAGGAAATTTTTCCCATTTACCCATATCGGCAATATACGGCTGTTCGGAAATTATTTCACGTTTAATGGCAGATTCATGAAGCTTGGAGATTCGATTTCTTTCTTCGTTACTTATACTCAATGATTTTTTCATAGTGTTTTTTTTTATAAATATTATAAGTTTTCAAAATATTTCAAATTAACTATTTGAAATTTCAAAGTTCTTTTATATGTGTTTATTTCCCCGCTACTTTCTACTTTAATATCAACGTAATACTCATTTGGAATTTTGTCTCTCGTATCAAATATAAAGTAATATTCATTAGGCGTTCTATTAATTTGAGTCCAGTCCTGTACTTGAACTTCGGTTTGACCCTCTCTAACATAAACTCTATAAAAACAATCCACATTAGGTAATTGTTTATTAGTTGTGTAGGCCTGTTTTATTATAACACCAACTTTTCTAATGTCACTATTATATATTTTTTCGTCTTGTTTTATGCCATAAAAATCAAATCCATAAAGTTTAGGGTCGTATGATTTGGGACCAATCTGTATTGATTTTTTTAGTGGGTATAAAATAAATGTATTATTCACATCAGGAAGAGGGAATCCGTTTAATAATAGTCCAGTCCATTTGTCATTAAAAGTACATGGTGTTTTGTAAGACGCAAGTGGTGGTATTGTCACTTCATAAACCCCTTTGGTTCTTCTACATGATGTTAACCCTGTTAACCCAAATATCGGGGAACCTGTCTGGTCAGATAATGTAACAGTTGGATTGGAATCTAAATTAATAGGATTTCCATCGTCAAAAATGTAAAGGTATAGTTTGTTTTGTTTACCTAATATAAAATCATTTCTATCGTCCTCTATTAAATCATTATAATTTGTTTCCAAAAATGGTTCATAGAATGTCTGAGTATGTCTTGTAAAAAACTGAACTTCGTATGTTTCAGTTAAGTCGGCCAAATCCTCAACCTCAGGTTTAAAGGCAATTCCCCATCCTGTAACACCTGTAAGACTACCACTTAAAATAGAATTAATTTCACTTGTCATATCAAATGATATATTCTCATCTCCAAATTGGAAATGTTGAGTATCAACAATAGTCAATCCGCTATAGTTTACCACACCTTGATTTCTATTATTATAGATACCTGGTTCAGACCACTCACCTATTGTTGTTGTTTGATACCAGTTGGACGGACGAGTTGAATAATTTTTATCATTTTCACTAAATTCATAAACCAAGTCCCCAAAGTCGTATCCGACACCTTCATCCCAATATTGGTTCTGAGGTATTCTAAATAATATTAAATCAAATGACGTGGCTCTCATTCTTCCCTGAGAGGTAATAGTATTTAATAATTCTTTATCAAAAGTAGAAGTATTAGTCATTCTAAGAGTATGTTTCATACTATTAGAACAATCAATACTTATAGTACCATCATTAACTTTACTTTGTAGTAATTCTAAATCGAGATTGAAAATAAATCGACTAAATCCTTGAGGATATTGTAATACTATAGTTGAACCATAAAATAATTCAGTCACGGGATTTCTACCCGTGTTTACGTAACTGTTAGATATTATAGTGTTATTTTTACTAAAATAGGAATTATGAATTGACATCGATATTATTTAAATATAAATATCAATTAATTCTTATTTGTTGATTCAGAATGGTGTTTTCGGCGTTGGCGAGCAACTGGTCAATCTCCAGAGTTGTTTGACCATTACCTGAAGAAACTGGAATTGGAGCGACTGTTGCAATTGGATGAACATGACCTTTAACAAATTCGAATATTTTTCTTAATACCACAATTAATTCATCACCTCTTACAGTTGGGTAACTTTTATCGTATATGCCTCCATCTTTTACAAAATCATTCTGTTGAATACCGTATATTGTCTCTGGAATATCTATTCTACCTTTAGGACCTTGTGAATCGTGAGAAAGTAAATAAATTCTTTGTCCACCCATAATAGAGTAAGTTATAGGTGAGTCTAATACGTCAGTTACTGTAACATCCTGAGATATTGGTTTACTTAAAGAATTAAACGTGGGCAGATTATCGTTATTTGCAGAAACAATAAAAAATCCTTTGTCGTAGTCTGAATTTTTTACTTTAATATTATCGAAAAATTTTGCAAAGTTATTTTGTTCAATAATTTCATTATCGTTATTTGGAGACCTAAATCTAAATGCGGTTTGGTATGTGATTTTTGAAGGTATCACAACAAACGGAAATCTATTCGGACCTGAAAAATTTAAATCAGAATTTATTTGATAATTTTGTATTTTGTTACTACCTTCAAACAAACTATCAATAAACTGATTGAATATAAAAATAGTTTCATCAAAAGTTTTGTTTACTATTGGAATACTTTCTAATAAAGCCCCGTAGTCGGTACCTACCGATAATTTTTCAGCGGATTCTAATTTTAGATTTTCGGTAGTTGCGGTTGTCCCATCTAACATTTTATATAGATTTATACTACCGTTAAAAACATTTGCCGTATTACCTAAATCTGTTATATTCCAAATAATGATTTTTTTTATTTTTTGAACTACTTTTCTCATTGAGAATTTAGTTTGATTTGGGCCCTCAACTTGAGTGGATAAAAAATTAGATATTTGTAAAAATCCACGATTATTTAAAGCTTTCGGAAAATTATTAGGATTTAAATCACTTGTTTTTGTTTTTCCTGCCCTAATTAAAACCTCTTCTGATTTTACAATAACATCGGCACTACCGCGACCTAATAAAGCATTGTCACCAGGGTCTGGAAATATACCTTTGGTAGAACCCTCCATAGGAGAACCATCGTTATTTTTCAAATTAATACCAAGTTTGTATCTATCTCCCGAAGCCAAAATAGACTCAGATGATTTTTGATATTCAAATTTGGAATTCATTGGTGATGAAAACGGCCCCTGAATATAGAACTGGTTGTCAAAAAGGAATTTTTTGTTCTGATAAATTAAATGAACATACTCATCCTTTTCTGGAACTTGGCTAATGTAAAAAGGTAGTAGAGGTAAAAAAACAAATTTATCTTTTTCGGTCCACCAATATTCTTGTTTTAAATCTTTTCTATCACTTCTTAAATACGTGGATTCAATAGACTCGATAATATCATTAAAATTTTCACTATATAATGGTTTAGCTCTAACCCTACCTAACATTTTTGGGTCATTTCTAGCCATAACTTCGCCAACAAATATTATTTGATGCTCGTTTTCTTTCGTTATATTCATTATGTGTTAGTTCTATTTTTATATTCGTCTAAAAGTTTTTTATAAGCAACTTCTAATTTATCTAAATGATTAGTTAATTCAACAATTTTATCTTTAGTAAAATTAAAATCTGTTTGAATAAAGTCCATGGCGAACATTAAATCTTTATTAGACTGTGATTTATAGTCCGATATTATGTTAGATACTTTCTGAATATTATCTTTGTCTATCATTTTTATATTTTTTTACCGAAAGCACTTTGTGGGATTGTTAACCCCGCTGGTGTTATAGCCAAAGGACCTATTGCTATTTGTACTTTTCCATTTTCAGCCTCTTCAGCCGATGATGCTTTCATTTGACTAAACATACTCAATACAGTCAAATTAGGGCTACCGTCAGGCATTGGTCCGGTCGGGATTCCTATTTTCTGTAATTCCTCTATAGTACCGATAAAGGCCCTAGTACTTGAGAAACCATCTAATAGTCTAGATGCAAATAGTAGAGGTAATGGTATTTCACCACCCCACCCATTAGTTGCAATTCTTAATAACCATAAAAGTTCATCGACCACACTTTTACACTCTCTCCAATCTTTTATAAATTGCGCAACAACAATTAATAACTGGATTAGTTTTAAAATCATAATAATTCTCTTATCTACTTTTTCTTTAATAACATCAGAGATAATTTGTTGAATTAAATTTTTTATATCTTTTTTAATTATGTTAAAAATCTCTTGTATTAATAACCCCCCAATCCTTGAAATTAAATTTATAACTTTTGTTTTGAGTAGTCGTAAAAAATCCATGTAACTTTGGATTTGTTCATCTATAAATTGTCCGAGAGCCTTTAACATTGTAAAGATGGGTAATAACACTTTTGGCAAAAGCAAACCTGATATCAGTCCTTGAACCATCAGTTTAACAAATCTAAAGTTAACTGATGCTTCTATATTACCCCTGATACCTAATTTAACCCATTCAGGGTTATTAATTAAAGAGTCAGTAATATTATTTGCAATAGTAATCTCATCGTCATCTGGTACAAAATTCATTTGACCCAATCCGTCAATAATATCATTTGAATTAACCGGTAATTTAACATCAGTACAATCTAAAAATTCAACAACACCATTTTTTATATTTGAAACTTCTTGTTCTATTTGTCTTAACTGAATATCTGTAAATTCAAAAAAACTTTCGTCGATGTTATCTAGCTCACCTAATTTAGAAATCCCACTTACATCTATTTCTTTTCTATTATCAAAACATAATCCTAAAATTCTTTGGACTATAGCTTCGAATTTTTTTTGGTCCTCAACTTCAACCAAACCTATATTTGCTTTAATTGAAATCGCTCCTGATAACGCCTCCATTATTGATGCGATGGTTACTTTAAAATCAACAATTCTAATTGTTTTGTAGTAATCTGCTAAAAATTCACCAACTTTATTTATACCACCAGTTCTAGGTTGTAAATCAATCCTAAACCAAGGACCGGTCACGCCGGCTAAGTCTGTTTCCACATATTGTATATCGAATAAATCTTGACCCGATTGTCCTTTGTAATAAGTACCATAATCAGTAAAATAAGACGATGTACTTTGAATTCTATTCCATAATTCTCTATTCATTGAGAATGGGTAGACTTGCGGTTGGTTCGGAGGTAATTTTTCAAATAGAAGTAGACCAGGTTTTTCATTTGGGTCATATTTTAATAATCCTGCAAAATCAACTGCGCTAACTCTTATAAAAATTGGGCCGGGAGTAAAGGTTTGTTGTTGGTCACAACCAACAATATTAATAGATTCCTCTAAAATAATTTCCGCAATTTTAGGCTCTATGTTTTTTATAGCGACTAATAATGTTCTTTTTAGATATCTTATAGTGTTTGAACCGTGAGGGGAGGATAAATTGTTAATATCTAATAATTGACTTAATTGGTCTTTTATTTGTTTTTGATACCTATTAACATCATTTTTTACTTTATCGATACTTGAGGTTACATCAGATTTAAGGTCCTCAAAAGTATCACCGGCCTTTCTTTGTAATTTGTTGTAATCAGATTTTAAACCTGTATAAGTTTTGTTAGCGGTAATCTTGTCCTGTACTTTTTTGTAATCAACACTTAAATCAACTGATGGCATGGTTATTATTTTTTCATTTTATAGGATTCATCCATTTTAGATAAATCCTTTTCCATCAAGCTTTGGATTACGTCGTCGTCAACATCTAAATCAGATAATGTAAACGATTCTTTAGAGGAGTTAGTCTTTTCCCAAATGCCGGATTGTAGTTTAGATAGACTTAATTTTTTTTCTACACAATCATTTATAATTTTTTGTTGTTCTTTAATAATGGGACCTAACACCGTCATGTCCTCGGTTTCTTTCATTAAAGACAACATTTTGTTTTGTATTCTTATGGCGGTATTTCTTTGTTCTACTAATTCATTGTAGATTTCTTGCATAAGAGCCAAGATTGATTCTTGTGTTAAATTAATTTCTTTTTTTTGAGGTCTGGCCATGTAAATAAATAGTTTTTCTGTTCATTTTATTTTAACATATTTTGAACCAACCCTTGGTATATAACTTTATATTTTTTCATAGAACTTCGTATTTCCTTAGTACTTAGATTAGTCATCTCTCTAAGAGACAATAAAATTATATTTTTATTGAATTTATTATTGGAAGTACCTACAAAAATATCCTCATAATTTTCAAAAATATCATATAAGGCTTGACCTAATTTAATCTCGTTATCATTTAAGGTTTCACCTTGTAGTAGAGAATCAATCTCAAATAAAAAGTTTTTTATTATTAATTCTGAATCTAAAAAATCACCATCAATACTATAAGAATAATCAGGGTTGTTTTCCAAGTCTGTTGAAATGTCCTCATATGAAATTTTTCTGTTCATATCTTTTTGGTCCTTTATAATTTGACCCATCAGATAATTTTTACATATGGTCCCAAAGTAAGAATAAGCCTTCTTTTCTTTAGAAGGCTTAAACTTATCTATTTTGGTCATTAAGAACGAGTGAGTATCCACATGAATTTCTATGAAATCCATGTCTTTTCTGTATAATTTATATCTTCTTATTATAGAAGATATCATTTTGTCCAAAGGTTTTCTTAGGTAATCGTTGTAAATTTGATTTTTTTCTTCAAAAGTGTTTGCGGATAAAAATTTAATTACCGCAATTTCTTCTCTTACATCAAAATAGTTAGCTTGTTTTGGTTTTCTACCTTTCTTTTTTAACTCAATTTCTGTGTTTCCACTTATATTGAAGTTTTCTTCCATCAAGGTTCAGTTGGTTCATATTTTATGGCTCTATCATTAATAAAAAAGTATTCTTTTTTTGCGGACTCTATCCAAAATCTAACCTCATCATCAATTAATCTGTCCTCACCGTTTTTGTAATTCCAAAATATAGAACCGGTTCTCAAATTTGTATGTTTATAACCTATTTTAGGTATGGTCATAATTTTTACAGAATTATATGTTAATCTTAATAAAAATTCATAACCAAAAGTTAATTTAAAAGATGGTTTAATCAAACCATAATCTATAAATGAATCTTTTTTAATTACCATTCCTGAAATTTGGAAATTTTGGAATTGTTGTAATGTCTCATTAGTTAAATAACCAATTTCAGACGACATATTAAGTGCGAAAGTGGCCTCATTAGTGAATCCGGCAAATAATCCTTTGTCATCGGTATCGACAACTATAGGTAGAAAAGCATCAACCGAATCGTATATCTCAGTATATTTTTTTACATTTTTTAACCAAATAGAAGAGTATTCATCATCAAATTCAAACAATGAAACCCATTTAGATTTTGCAAGTCTTACACCAACGTTAACTTGGCTAGCATAATTACCCTCACCATCCCAAGAATGCTTAACAACATTAATTCCTGAGAAATCATATTTGTCTAAAAACTCAACCAAACTGGTTTGGTTTGTATGTACAATTATTAATTCATTGACACCCACTTTTTGATTTTTTATAGATTCAATACATTTGTTAAAATATTCTTCGAAAGAAAAGGCTGAAGAAGACTTTAAAGGTAAGATTATTGATACGTCAAATTTTTCTTTTGTAATATTTTCCATTTTGTTATTCAATTGTTTCTAATTTATTTAATTGTTCTTCAAATGAATTTAATCTTGTGTTTAGATATCCATCGAATAAAGAAATTACATTTTGTTCAAATGATTCTTTACTATTTAATTCACTAACTGTCTTATCCATAAATTCAATTAAAGAATCGTTAATATTATCCTCAAGCCAGTTCTGTAGAAAGTCGGCAACATAGTCAACTAATTGTATTTTATTATTTACCCACAATCCGTTATCTGAATTCATCCAACTAGGTACTAAATTAGGTGTTAAACCTAAAACAGGTATACCACATTTCATAGATTCTAATGGGAATGTTCCATAACCACTTGTTTCATCAATCCAAACTGATAAAAAACAATCCTTAAATGCACTTGCAAATTCTTTTTCACTTAATCCTCTCATATCTTTAAATGTAACCCATCTATATTGAGGAAACTTAACATAAAAGTTTTTAATTAAATTTATAGAATCTCTTTGGTCTCTCGCATGTATTGCAATTATTGGTTTTGGCGGATATTTTTGTTTTTCAAAAATGTCTGAAATATATGGTGTTAATATATCATAAGATATATTTCTCATAATACTTTCTAAATGTTCTTTTTGTGTCTCAGAGGTTGTAATACACTTAAAAAACCCAAGTTGATTCCAGTTCTCGCCGGGTTGTAATGTTTCTAAAATATGGTCATAAGCTTGACAAAGTACAATTTTACCACACGGTAATTTTGTTACCTGACTCATTACAAATCCGAACAATTCTGGAACCACTATAAAATCCTCAGGAGAAACCTCTAAGTTTTGACCCTCAATGGACCTGTGAGGTATTTTTTCATCATATTCAACTCCCATCCAACTACCAACTCCAGTGTAGTCTGTTTTTTCGTGAAGAATAATAGGATTAAAACCATTGTTCAAAAGAGTCATTGCCATTTTGTAAATAAACGAAACTGAGGCCTTGGCATTACCTCTAGTATCCTGAACAATAAAATAAATTCTAGATTTTTTATCTTTTAATTTATTTATTGAATTTTCTAATTTGGAAATTTGTTCTTGGTTCATATTAATATTTGTTTAATAATTTTTTATTCAATAAAGTATTAAATGACAATTTAAAAGGTATTGATAAGTCAGAACTTTTTGGACCTAACGTTTCATCAACCTCATCTTTTTCAGTAAGTAAAATTTCAGTCATTAATTTTACCATTTCATATCTTACCACACTGATATGGTTTTCGGTGACTCCGGTAGTATTTGGTATACTGATATAGGTGTCTATTTCATCCAAATCCAAATAATAGTTTTCATTCAATACTTTTAACATTTTCAATCTGTTTTAATTTTTCTTCGAAATCTCTTAATGTGTTTATCACATGAAAAGATTCGACATTTTTATTATATTCTGTTTCGAATTTTATAATTTTTTTATCATACGGATGCTCTAATAATAAGGATGGGTTGGAGGTAAGTAAAATATCCACTTCATCCCACATTGAGTTAATAGTAATATTACTGTAAAATTTAATTTTTTCAACTAAACATCCAAATTTAGATAAGAAAAATAAGGTTGCGGGTTTTGATTTACCAATTTCGTCGGACACTATTAATAATTCGTGTTCATCTCTTAAATTAGTGTAAATCTCATTTAGATAATTGAAAGTTGAATACTCAGATGACTGAGAGTGACCGAAAATTTCCATAGGAAATTCTTCATACAAAAAAGAATACATTTCATTATCATCCCTAAATGAGAAATGTTTTTTTACTTCTATATTTTCAATGGGATGAGTAATTTCATATTTAAAATTGTCCTCGTACTCAATACCCTCAGTCTTATCAATTAAATATTTTTGATAAGTTTGTTCCAATTTACCTAAAGTATTTCTTAGAACACCATTAACCTCAATTCCTATTCTCATGATTCGTACTTTTTAAGTATTTTACTAATAAGTGGATTTCTAACAACGTCCTTATTATCAAATTCAAAAACACCAACATCATCAATGTCTTTGAATTTCTCAATGGCATCCCAAAGACCTGAATGTCTTTTATCTTTGTATCTATCAGTTTGTTCTAAATCTCCTGATATAAAGAATTTACTGTTGAATCCTATTCTTGTCAATAAAAGTTTCATTTGATTTGGAGTAGAATTTTGGGCTTCTTCAAATATTAAAATTGAATTGTCAATATTCATTCCTCTCATGTATGCCAGTGCGAACACCTCTATAACATCAATTTGTTTTAATTTTTCACGAGCTTCTTTACCAATTATTTTATTCATCAAATAGTAGGATGGAAAAATATAAGGGTCTAATTTTTCCTCAACATTACCTGGTAAAGAACCTAACTTTTCTTCCGCTTCAACAGCCGGTCTTACAATTATAATTTTTTCATAAGGTGTCAATGGGTCTGATAATAAATCTAAAGCAGCTTTCATGGCTATGTAACTTTTACCAACACCTGCCGGACCTGAACAGATAGTTATTTGATTGTTAACTAATAAATCGTAATATTTTTTTTGATTATCAGATAAAAATTTCTCTTTTGATTTTTTCTTTATTATTTCTGTAATTTGGTCTTTTCTACTTACATTTTTTTTATGTTCTTCCTGAGAAGACATAGGTTTCTTTCTTGTCATATATTAATTTTAATTAAACCGTTCTTATATACTTAGTCAATTTTTGTAAATTTTTAATCATAAATGGACCTAGTAAATTTTTATAATCATTATTAAATCTCTCAACCCTTTTAGGGTCTTCATTTCTCGTTTGAGATTCATAATGGTAGGATACCGCATTTGATATATAATTCTTATAACCTAATGTAATACATTTTAAATTAAGTTCAACATCTTCTAAACATTCTGTATAATTTTCATTAAACATTCCACACTTAATAAATACATTTTTTCTAATCATCATTAACGCCGCAGTATTACCAATAACTTCTCTAACCCCCATTTGGTAATTGTAATAGTTATTTAAATTCATATGAGTGACTCCTAAATAATTTTTACTTTCCAAGTAATAACTTAAAATACCGTCATGTTGGATTGTGTTATCTTTAAAATGTAGTCTGGCTCCCACAGTACCGGTAACCGGAATATCCTCAAAAACATTAATCATATAATGAATAACATTGTTCAAAATTTTAATGTCATTATTACAAAAAAGTAATAAATCAACATCTTTACCTACATGATTTTTTACAATATCATTATTTATTTTTGAAAAATTATAATAGTTATACTCAACTATTTTAGTGTTATCGTATTTTGACAAAAATTCTTTAATTAATAATTTTTCATTTTCATCAGAGCCGGTGTCAGCAACTATTATTTCAAATAAAGAGTTATCACAAAATTCATAAAAAGACTCTATACAATCTCTAAGTAATTCAAATTTATTTTTAGTGGGTATAACTATTGAAACCTTATACGGTTTTTTAATTTTTTTTAATTGTATATTAGGTACGTAAACTTTTTCGGGTTTCAAATCTAAAGGTAAATTCTCTTTATATTTTTTAAGAAACACTTCTTTAGACTCAAAAAATTCTTGGTTTGGTTTTCCTACAGATTGATGGGTTATTTCAAAAGATGACGTTACTCCTATTTTAACCCCATCCAAATAATTACTTAAACAAAATGGATGGTCATAAAAGTGAAATTTTCCAATAGTCTCATCAAATGTGTGTTTAATTTTTGTTTTATCAAATGATATAAATAATCCATCAATAGTAACAACAGGAACTAAAAATGGTAATTTAGGACTATATGTGTTTAACCATTTATTTTGACCATTCGGATGGTGGTAAACTTGACCAACCATTGTTTGTTGTAATTTTTCCCAATAAACTCCACTCTCAGGAAAATAACAAGAACCTGCTTTACCTATAATACCATAGTTAGGGTTGTCTTCAAAATCCTTAATAAGTTTTTTACCCCAACCTTTTTCTAATTTTATATCGTTATGACAACAAACAACGATATCATAAATGGATTCTGTAATACCACTATTATAAACTTGAGCAAGTGAATATTCATTATTATTTTGGTATTCCAATATTTGAACATCATTTAATCCGACATTTTGTAACAAATGTTGTTTAAATTTAGAATTATAATCAGAATCCTTATGTGTTGAATATATAATAGTTATCATATTATTTGTATAAAAAATCGTATGCTGTTAAGTCTTCAATATCGTTGAAATTATGTGATTCAAATTCATCCATAGTTCTTCTATAGACTGGTGAATCTGCTCTACCCCTATCACATTTTTCTTGAAACTCTTCTTGTGTTTTGCAAAAATAATGGTTTATTTGTGCGACATCATTCCAACCATTTGGATTAAACGGGCCTCTAAAAACTTTTTTATTAGTATCCACAATTTCAAAATTAGGATTGTGAATATCCATTACTAAATTAGGTAGTAATTTTACAATTGATTTAACATGTTCATTTATTGACCATTGTCTTTTAGTGAATCTTTTAATTAAACTGTATTCGCCATCAACTTTTGTTTTACCATTATTACCAAATAATACCCAATTTACACCTATACCCTTGTAATCTTTATAATCATTAATAAAGTCCTTAATGTTTTTATGTTTTTTAAGAACTAAAAATTCATCCACATCAAAAAAAGCCGCCCAATGATACTCTGAATTATAATTTTGAATAAAATGTCTATAACACTCCCTTTGTTTATTGATTCCGTCAACTTCAAACTTAGTGACATTTGGATGCTCAATGGAGGTTCTCCAATCATTTTGATAAATAAAAATATTATCAAAACCTAATTTTAAATTATAATCAATCCATTCTTGGATATAGTTATCTTCATTTTTTGCAATACAGACTAAAGCGACTTTCATAATTTCTTATTTAAAAACAACAACGCCAGTACCAGACCAGTGTCCAATATTTGTTATGTCGTATTTTTCAAGTTCTATGTTCGACCAAAAATTTTTCATATGTGTGTTTAAATGAATATCATCAAATAGTACAATACCTTTATACTTTTCACTAATTAAAAAATCATAGAACTCCTTTTCAAAAACACCATCATGCTTTGTGTCTAACATCATAAATGGAGAACTCAATATAATTTCTTTATTATATTCTAAAACATTTCCTATTTCAAATTTTATATTGTCATCTTTTATTACACCATCAACATCCACCATTATTCCTTGGGTGTCTCTTTTTTGTCTAACTATGTCAAAAGAAATCACTTTATTATTTTTATTAAACCCTAACGCCAATGCAGAACTACCAACCCATGTTCCAATATCAATAAACGTTATATCATTATATAATGTTGAAATATAACAAAGGAGTCGGTAGTGTTCCTTGCCGGATTCCATAAAAAACCAATGTTCCGGTAATTTATTTTCATTTCGTCTATTTTTATATTCAGATAAATCAATAGAATTTAAAATATCATTACTAACCTCAATTATTTTTTGTATCATAAAAATTATTTTTTAATCATCCACTGTTGGCGTCCTACAATGGTTATTTTATTTTTAAAAACTTCATTTACGGCCTTTTTAACTCCAGGCCATCCGTCAGTATAATCATCACCACAAATTATTCCACCTGATTTAACTTTAGAATACCATGTCTCTATATCTTTTTTAACACTTTCATAATCATGAGATGCGTCTATGTAAACAACGTCAAAAAATCCATCAGGGTAATTTTTAGATTCAGACAATGAATCATTCTTAATTAAATTAACGTTTTCCTTAATTATTTCTATATTTTTTTTAGTCTCCCCATAATAGTCAATATTCTTATTATGTTCAGAAGAACCCTCAAAGTGGTCTATTGCGTAGTACTTATATTTTATATTTTGATTAATTAATTCAACATTCCACATGGCCGTACAACGACCCATATAAACTCCTATCTCTGCAATTACTATTTCTTCTTTATTTAATATTTCTAAAATTTTTTTAAGAAGAGCTCCTTGGTCCGTTTCACTTGACCATCCTTTAATTTTTTCATAAAAATGTTCCATATTATATCCCTGTACTTCCAAATCCATTGTCCCCCCTATCTTTTTGAGAAACAATTTGTTTATTTATTAAATTAACCCATTTACCATTAACAACCGGACATAATACCGCTTGACCTACTTTCATACCCTTTGGTATTTGAACCTCATGATTGTTTGTATTAAAAACTATCACTTGAACTTCACCTGTATAACCGTTATCAACAGTACCCGGTGAGTTAAGGACCATTAAACCTTGTTTAATAGCTAAACCACTTTTTGACCTAACTTGAATTTCATAACCATCTTTTATGTCAAATGATAAACCTGTTGGAACTAATATTCTACCAAATGGGGGTATTGTTAAATCTTCGGTTGAATGTAAATCAAAACCAGAATCTGATGGGTAATTATACTTTGGTTCAGTTACTCCGTCTCTAAGTTTTGTATAACCTAAATCCATTTGAGGAGAATAATTTGTAAAATGTTCATTTAACTCAGTAATGTCAATACCGTGCTCTTTTATTAGTTCATTGAAATCAAAGTCCTCCATATTATCTGAAAGATATTGTTCTAATTCTTTAAGCTGGTCACTAAAGGATGAGTTAGGATTTTCTATCATTTTAATTCTTTTAATTTTTTTATTATATCAATCAAAACCTGCACATCTCTTTCACAATACTCACTAATTTCTTTTAATTTTCTATCAATCCAATATGAATTATGGACCATATCCCCTGTTATTTCACCTTCTTTTGATGTTGGTATATCCATACAAGAACAAAGTAAATCTAACGACCCTATTGAACTATATGCACCGTACTGCCATATCTCCTTAGTATCAATTGCTTTAATATCCCATGGTTTGGTGTCATATGAAGGTAAAATATATGGAGGCATTAGACCATTGATAATCATACGTTTTGCAAGCATAGGTATGTCAAAATTTTTGAGATTGTGTCCACATAGAAAGAAATCTAATTTACCACATCTGTCCAATAATTTTTGAACATCCTTTAGTAACTCTAATTCATCGTCACCTGAAAATGTTTGCATTTTTGTTTCACCTTTATCAGTAACAAATGCTACACTAACACAAACAATCTTTGCAAATTCTGGAACTAACGCGGCTCTTTTTGCAAATATTTTATCTCGTTTTTTTTCCTCCTGTTGTGTATTACTCACTGCGGTATCATCCTCAGGAAATCTTTTTAAAAACCAATCGTAATAATTTATAAATTGAGCCGCTACTTTTGGGTTTAATGCCTGACATGTCGTGAAATCAGGACAACCACCAACAGTTTCAATATCAATAAATAATATTTTGGTTATAGGTATTTTTATCATTTGAAATCTTTTAAGATTATTGGGTTTTGTTCTATTGTTTGTATAGTGATTTTATTCTTTAACAATGTAGTCGACCATCCATGAGACCTTGTGGTGTAGACCACTTTAATTGGTAAATGGTCTCCTGTAAATCTTTTACCTATGTAGTCATCACCTAAAAATCTAACATCTGGCTTATAGAATTCTATTAACCTTATTAAATCATTCTCATCTGTATATGTCACTACTTCATCAACATATTTTACCGACATCAAAACTTTATACCTCTCGAATAAAGGGACCACTGGTTTATATTTGGACGGTCTATCAATAGAAGAGTCTTCTTGTAAAAAAACAATTAAATAATCACAATGTTTTTTTGATTCCTCAAAACAATAAATGTATCCTGGATGTATTAAATCAAAGTTACCTGCAGTAAATCCTATAGTTTTTTTATTAGACATAAATTATTTTATAATAGTTTTATACCACTCGGCTCTATTTTTTGTAACATTTCTCAAATCATAAGTGTCTTTTACAGTTTCATATAGTCGTTCACCCATATCAGTAATCATATTTGGATTTTGAATGAGTTTTTTAATGTACTTTGACCAATCACTGTGATTTCTATTTTCGTCAACAAGTAAGGCGTTACCGTCAACAAAATTACCATTTTTTAAACTATGTTTTAAATCAATAGTGTATGGACCAATCTCAGAAGCGATAAGTGCCTTTTTATAAAAACCTGCTTCAATAACCTTAAGTTGAGACTTCATTCTATTAAAGATATGGTTTTTGATTGGTGCTAAAGAAATATCCAATTTAGAATAGTTAGTAGCGTATGTAGTTACAGGTTTTGTCCAAACTCTACGGTAAGGTAAAGTAGTCTCATTTGGGAACTCAATATCTTTAAACTCCATTAAGAATTTTTTATATTCTTCACCGACAATAGAATACTTATTTGTAAAAATTTCTTCATATTTAACCCATACCGTCTCGTGAGGTAAAATATCTCTCTTTTTTTCTTCACCTGTTTTTGGATTAATTTCTGTCATAGTTCCACGAGTATCGAATCCACAAATTACGTATTGAACTTTGTCATTAATTTCTTTTCCATTCCTTTCAACCATACCATCAAGTAATAATAAATCGTGAAGGTGAGATGACCCACCTAACCAGCCAACTCTAATTCTTTCAGATTCTAATGTTGGTTGTTTAAATTGAGGTTCAGTTGGGTCTATAGCGTTCGGAAAAATAATAACATTTTTATTAACCTTACTTATTTCATCTGCAAATATTTTAGTTGTTGTTGTCACATAGTCGGCTTCACGCAAATTTGCAATTATCTTTTCATGTAACTTATGATTAAGTATAAGTTGATGTATGGGGTGTTCTTTTGTTGGTAACCAATAATCATCAATATCGATTATTACGATAATACCCAATGATTTTATCTGTCTGATTAACTGAGGTGCAACATCGTAGTTATTACCTATACTTCTATGAGCGTGAACTATTTGGTATTTTTTCCAATAATTAATATCATTTACTCTTGGTTCATAATCAATATCTACGTGAAAATCATCAGGGTAAAGATTTTGTAACATTACGTGGGGGTCTAAAGACCTAAATTTACCAACTCCTGTTCTATCTGAAGGTAGAACTAAAACATTAATTTTTTCTTTCATAATTAAAAATAATAATGAAAGTATACGACCAAAAGTTTACTTTATCAACTATGATGAATAAAAAACCCCCACATTTGTGAGGGTTAAAGATTACTGTATTTTTTTCACTTTCGTGACTTTTCCTTCGAATATATGTTTCCCAACTCTAAATGAAAATACATCATTAGTTTTTGAAACAGATTCAGTTATCATACCATTTTCAGTTAATACTTCTTGTACAACTTCTTTCAGTAGACTTCTAAGATTTTGGTTATCACTAAAATTTTGTCTTTGACTTACATTCTCTTTAATTGAACCTTTACCTTGATATCCATTTCCATCTGAACCCAAACTCATTAGACGAGCCGCTTTATCAACAATATCATTGGATAATGTTGGTCCGCTCATGTTGTTTGGTTGCGCGATTGGATGTTCAATCATTAATTTCTTAATTTCATCCGGTAATTTAGATGATAAAATCTTATCTTGGGTAACCGGTTGTTGTGGTTTTGATTGATAATTGTTTTCTTGTACTAAATCTTGTGGTAAATTATATTTGGCGGTAGGTGCTTCGTATGATTCCACCATTGGTGAATTAATATCAGGCATGGCGTCTGACCTACGAGGCATTGTGTTGTGTTTTTCCATTATCTTTTTGGAAACCATCAACTTTTGTATTAAATCATTTTCATTCATATTAATTTACTATATAAATTCACTGTTATCGAATCTTGCATTAGCAATAACCCTAACCATACTTTTATCTCCATTTGTATTATAATTTGGTCTTGGAGTATTAAACTTTTCGTTTGTTGGTTTAAAGGATAGAATTTTATCAACTCTGAATAACCTCCATCCAGGTAAAGGTTGTTCTCCTTTATATGCGGTGTGTGAAGCTCCTTGATAATCCCATGCTCTTAATACAGGATTATCCGCTTTACTATAACCGAAACAAACAGGTTCAATCTCTCTAAGACCCCTACCACCTGGCTCATCACCATCGTAGTAGATTATAATCTTATTTCTTTTTTTAATAGCATCAACAATAGAGTCGATTGATGCTATTTCTAAGATAAGAGACTTTGTAATGTTGTAAAGTTTCATTACGCCGATGGAGTAGTGTATGGATTATTAGGTTGAAATTCATTAACCTTTATTTCATTTTTTCTTTCGATGATGTCTTGAACCGCACCTGCTTGTTGATTATAAACATCTAAGAAAACACCAGTTCCCTTACCTTGTTCATCACCATCCGCCATGGCATCAGGACTAACGGAAGAATATTCGTATTGTTTGTTAAAATCATTCTTGGTTAGAAGTTTTTTTCTTTCCATTTCCGCTATAGACGACAACTCATTACTTGGTTGTTCAAAATTAAGTGGTTCTACGTTTGGCATGTCGTTAAATTATTTTTTTTATTAAATCGTTTATTCTTTTTAAACTCTCAGTAACTTCCAAATCATAAAATTCAACATTTGATTTATGACTTTTACTAGGTCTATTCGCACTATTCAAACCATCTTTCTCATGTGTTTGTATGTATTGATTTGGTAATACTTCAGATTTTACTTTTTTACCCAAATCGATATCAGTTCTCATTGAACCTAAAGTTCTATTTACCCATTCTTTAACATAATGACCTCCATTTAATATAAATGGTAAATCATTCTCACGACCATTAAAATTATCAAAGAAGTTTTTCATTCTTTTTAATTGTTGGTATGTAACTTCTTTTGAATCTCTTAATTCAATATTTCTACGATACCCCTCAGTTGTTTCATCGGCACCTTCAGCTGCCCCATAACATTGTTCGAGATAACCAACCACATCCTCAGGAAGTGGTACTTTATGTCCATATAAATCCTTATTCATTATTCTTTAATGCTCTCATTAATTGTGTCAAACTAATACCCTCTTTTTCCGCAAGTTTCTTAATCGACTTCAAGTTATTCATTAATATTTTACTAATAGTTGAACCTTTACCAACAACTTCAGAATCATCCTTTGATTTTTTGGTAATGATATCCTCAACCATTTTAATCATTTTCTGTTTTTGAACCTCGGTTAAATTATCTTTTTCAACTATTCTTTGTTTTAATTTACCATTCTTCTTTTTTATATTTTTTAATTTACCAAATTGTTTTGTTCTCTCAACCGCGTTATCAACCCCCATGTCTTTTAAAGTTTTGACAGTGTCTTTAAAATCTTTATCTTTTGTTTCTTCGTACCCAAAAGCGTCTTCCATATTTATTTCAGATACAACTTCTCCATCTTTTTCTTCGCTTTCACCCCAGTACACACGATAACCTCTTGTTACAGGGTCATTAGTTACTCTTGACATACCTATTGTTTGGTCCAAAGTCTTTTTTGGGTGTAGTGTCATGTTTAATGGTGGTATTTTAGAACCTAACATTGTTCCATCTGCATCAATAATCTCATCAATCTCACCATCTTTTTCTACCGATTTTAATGCATTGTCAATATTTTTTTTGCTTAAGTGTTGTTTTGAATTTAAAATTTTTTCTACAGTTTTCTTTAACTTTTTTTCATGTTTTTTATCGAAAACTTTTTTTTCATCTTTTTTTCGTGATTCTGTAAGAGTTTCTGCGGTTGTATAATATAAAGAAATTGTGTCTCCTCTATCTTTCAAGAAGAAATAACGACCATTACTAAAATATTCGGTGTTGTAATTAATCATATCTTTTTACAATAAATACTTCGTTACAATGTATTTATCAATAAAAAAGAATGGCGGGTCAGAATATTAATCAATACGTTTACCCAAATTTAAATCCAAAGTTAGCGTTAGAGAGTTATGATATATCTTTAACCTCAGATGAGAGAGGGTTTAATATGGAGGTTGTATATTCTCCGTACTTGATTGCTCAAACATATGGTAAAAAACTACCAATTAATTTTGACATAAATGACCCATTATCCGCACAACAATTAGTAATCACAAAAGGTGTTTATAACCCAAATAATATATTCGTATCAACAAATTATTATAGTACAGATAACGAAAGTTTAAGTTGTTATACAGAACATTCATCATGTGATATAGGTCTTACAGGAATTGATAACGGTTTGGTTTCGGGAATGACCGGACAAACAATTTATTTTACAAATGGTTTAGTTGATGATATAAATAAATTCAATAGATTTTATTTTGACAAAAGATTAAAACTATTTCAAGTAACAGGAAATACATCTGATAACATAAGGTTCTCAGGTTTTAATGATACAATTATATATGATGTTGAAAGCGTAGTTGGGGCAACTGAAGGAATTTACCATAATTTATATGGAGGTTTTTATCAAGGTTTTTATAAACTTTTTGGTTACGATTACGATATTCTTCCTGATAGAGTTAATAAGGGTTGGACAGTTGAGATGTTGTTGAAACCTAGAATTACCGCAAGTACTGTTAATTCAGGGGAAACAACTTTAAATGAATTATACCCCGATAATAAAAATACTTTTTTCTTCTTGGGGGCTAGAGCTGAGAATAAATTTTATCACCACGCCGACGGGACTCCAAATTGTTTTACAGGTTATACAAGGGTTACAGAACTTTTAACTAAACTTCAAACATGTGCTTGTTGTAATAAAACAGTCACAAACAGTAGATGTATTTACGTTTATCCCCCACGCTCAGCGGGAGGTGTTCACGACACACACGCAAATTATAGTTGTAGTCAATGTAATGGTAATACTATGGTTCAAACCACATGTGGATGTGGTTGTGATAAAGTGGCTTGTGAGACCTGTGGATGGGAGTGTCAAATTCACGAATGTGACACAATAGTTGAGGTCACCCCAACTCCAACACCTACACCAACTTCGACATCATCAAGTGGATGTATTGTGTCACCTGTTTGCACCCCAACATGTAATACTTGTTCAAATTGTACCGATTGTGACACTTGTGTATATACAGGATTTTCATCTATAGAAAATACTTGTGAAACTGACCCAATGTACGATTGGTTGTCAAATAATATTTCTTTAAAACTTTGTGGTGATATTAAAAATCCTGGAATTGGGGTAAGGGCTTTAAGAATGACTGGTGATTGTTCGACAACTGGTACTTGTAACACAACCGGAATTACTTACACCACAGGTTATACAGTGGTGGATTATTGTTCACCACCAATATTTGATTATTTAGTTAATTATTGTAATACCGATGAACCAAGTATTTTAGATACAGAACATTGGGTACAAATTAACGTTGTATGGGAAAGATATTCATGGTTTAATTCAGAAGAACTATGTTCAAAAGGTGGACTAAGTACCATTACTAAACAAGTTTATTTACAATCATTAGCCGGTAACACATCCGCATTAATTGCCCCACCATATACCAATAGTGCTCAGACTTCTGAACAAATTGAAATTATTAATCTTAATGAAAATTGGTTAACTGAAAAAGATTCAAGAAGGGGTCGTTTAAAAATATTTGTTAATGGTTATCTACATCATACTATTGATGATTTTGAAGAGGTAATACCAAGAGCCATAAGTACTGATAAAGAAAAACAAGTGGGTGTTCCTTTTAACATATCATGGGGAGGAGGAACTCAAGGACTTATAGAAAATCTAACATTCACATCATTATCTGCGTTAACTGGACCATATCAACAGGACCCTGAATGCTTCCCAACAAATGATTTGACAGGAACCACGTTTAACGGACTTGAAACAAATATATTAATTGAAAGATATTTTGCGGGTACTTTTGAGGGAGGTATTTCTCAATTTAGATTTTACGTAGAACCGTTATCGGCACCTGAGGTAAGACATAATTTTATTTTACTAAAAGATAAATTTAATTTATTTAATCCTAGTTGTCCTGCTTGTTCTGATAATGAAGGTGGAGATAATTGTGATTATGGGGATATTGAATTTGTTATAACTACACCGACAGTTACCCCTACGATATCTTTAACCCCTACATTAACTAAAACACCACCACCCACCAAAACACCGACTAATACGCCTACACCAACAAATACTATTACTAAAACAAACACTCAAACTCCAACAGTTACAAAAACCATTAATCCTACACCAACAATTACAAAAACAGTTACAAAAACCCCGACAGTTACTAAAACTCAAACAACTACTCCTACTGTTACTAACACAATAACTCCAACTCAAAATGGTGTTTATTACGGTTATGACGTTTGTAATAATGAAGTAACAGTAATAAATGGTGGTTTAGGAACGTACTATTATGAAATTTACGTTGGTTTTGACTTAGGTGAAATAACTTTAAATTTTTCTACTCAAATAACACCCGATAAATTCCAAATAATTTGGAATGATAGTGTTGTTTCTGACTCAGGTTTTAGAGGTGACCCATCTTATAATTCACAATTAAACTCTTTGGGTTACCCTGACGTTGTTTCCGGTCCTGTGGGGTTAATTACATTTAATAAAACAGGAATAACCCCTGAATTTGTGTATGTGTCTGTTTTATCACCAATATCATCAGTAAATTGGTCATTCATGTTATCTTGTCCTGTATCATTAACACCAACTCCAACAATTACTAAAACATTAACACCAACGCAAACTATTACCAAAACATTAACATCAACTCCAACAGTTACTAAAACATTAACAACCACCCCAACTATTACATCGACAAGTACACCAACAATCTCAACAACACCTAATAATATTTATACAGGTACTAGTGAATGTAATATAGAGAATGACATAACAAACGGTAATCCTGGTTTTTATTATTATGAAATTAATTTAGGAACAGATACTGGTAATATAACTTTAAATTATAATGCATTTTCAATACCTGACCGATTCCAAGTAATATGGGATGGAAATATTGTTATTGATACCGGTTTTAGAGGAGACCCACTTTATAACTCTCAGTTAAATTCATTAGGTTACCCGAATGTATCAGGTATAGGGTCAGGTACTGCAACATTTAGTAAAAATAATAATGTTCCTAATACAGCGACAGTAGTAATTACATCTCCACTAAACGGTGTGGGATGGTCTTTTTCATTATCTTGCCCACCATTACCCACACCAACACCTACGATAACTAAAACAGTAACCCCAACAAATACTATAACTGTAACACCTACAATTACTCCATCAATAACATTATCAAGTTCATTAACACTCACACCAACAGTTACACCTTCTATAACTCCGACAAATACAATTGATTGTAGATGTTATCAAGTTACTGTAATTGACCCTGGAGAACCTGGAGGAAGATTATTATATATTAATTGTGAAACTTTAGAGTATTCACAGGCGGATGTTGAATCTGGTCAAACTATATTCATATGCGCAGTATTTGATTCCATTATAGAAATAAGTGCTCAAGGTGTTTTATCAGGTATTTGCGAATCAAATGTATGTATTGAACCAACACCTACTGTGACTCCAACACCAACAATTACCCCAACCGTTAGTCCTAATAATTGTTTATGTTTTGTGGTTACTAATGACACTTTATCACAAGTCACTATAGAATATATTGATTGTTATGGTAACTCCACCTCAACGCCAGTTGACCCCGAAACTATTTATAATTTATGTGCTCAATCTGTAATAGACTCAGGTTCTTTATTATATTATCAAAACGGTTATTGTTCTGATTTAGGAGAAGGGTTTGGATGTGATTATGTTAATACACCAACACCAACTCCAACAAATACTGAAACTCCCACGACTACAGTAACTCCATCAACATCTGGAATTAATGAGTTAACACCTACCCCATCAGTAACTATAACACAAACAGTTACCCCCACTATAACCCCAACTAATTTTAGTGAAGAATTTATAAGTATCTGGACCGCATCATCCCCAATAACATTACCTTATTCTCCAACAGGAATATATTCAGGAACAATAGACTGGGGTGATGGATTTGTTTCGGCTAACACCTATGCCAATAGAACTCACAATTACACATTATCAGGTGATTATACTATAAAAATTAATGGGCAAATAGAAGGATGGGACTTTAATACTTACGCAACAACATATCGAACAAGTATAAAACAAATATTAAACTGGGGTTCTTTAAAAGGTGAAAATAATTCAAACTCGGGAATGTTCTTTGGATGCGCTAATTTAGTTATTACAGGTGTAACTGACACTCCTAATTTAACTTCTATTACTGCAACTACAAGTATGTTTGAATCTTGTACATCACTAACAACAATTAGTAATTTAAACGGTTGGGATACGTCAAATGTACAATTAATGAACTCAATGTTTAAGGACTGTACTTTATTTAATGATGTATTAAGTGGATGGAATACCTCTAGCGTTATCAACATATCCAATATGTTTAATAACTGCGACTCCTTCAACCAAAACATTAATAATTGGGATGTTTCAAGTGTTACTGGGATGTCATCAACATTTGCAAACACATTAATATTCAATCAACCACTTAGTGGATGGAATGTTTCTAATGTTACAACTATGAGTGGTATGTTCGCAAGTTCAGCGGCTTTCAACCAAGAAATAAATAATTGGGTGGTATCTGCAGTAACAAACATGTCGACTATGTTTCAAAATGCCGATTCATTTAGTCAACCACTTAGCGGATGGGATGTTTCTAATGTTACCACAATGGCCTCCATGTTTAATCTGCATGGTTCTTTTAATCAAAATATTAACAATTGGGATGTCTCTTCGGTAACTGCATTTACAAGTATGTTTAATGCCGCCACTTCATTTAACCAACCATTAAGTGGATGGAATACATCTAGTGGGGTCTCATTTAGTTCAATGTTTAGAGGAACCTCGTCATTTAATCAATATATTGGTAATTGGAATACATCAGCATCTACGTCAATGATAGGTATGTTTACCGATTCAATTTTATTTAACCAAGATATTAGTAGTTGGGATGTGTCTAATGTGACCAATATGTCATTAATATTTAATGGAGCAACTTCATTTAACCAAGATTTAGGTAATTGGGTGGTTAGTGCGGTCACTAGTATGTCTAACGCATTTAATGGATGTGGGTTAGATACTACTAATTATGACAGTATTTTAGTTGGTTGGTCATCTCAGGTTCCTAATATTAATTCTAATGTTCAGTTAGGAGCTTCAGGTTTGACATATTCAACTATTACAGGACTACCTGCGAGAAGTATTTTAACAGGAAGTCCATACAATTGGGTTATAACTGGAGACACTTCAGTGGTTATAACCCCTACTCCGACACCTACAAATACACCGACAAATACGCCAACACCAACTCAAACTCCTACAAATACAGTAACTCCTACCCAAACAAATACACAATCTTGTCCATACGTCTT